GGTGGTAAGTTATCAACATCCGTGCCCCAAGTCGCACCTGCCGTTGCTGCTAGGTCGCCCGTGTAAGTACCGCCGCCAGTACGGGCTAAAACGTTATCGACAATGGATGCGTCTAGCGTAACGGTTGCTGCATTACCGCCTGTCAGACTGAGCGTAGATCCTGAGTTAGTCAACGTTACATTAGTGTTGATCAGCCCAGTGTCCGCATTAGCTGTACCTAGTGTTCCCGTTACTTCTGATGTTCCAAGATCAACAGCATCTTTGTCCGCAAGAGCACCACTGTTAAATGTACTAACTGCGACCCATGCAGAGCCATCGTAGTATTTCCACTCTTTGTCAGCGGTGTTGTAATAAAACTCACCTGCTTGCCCCGTTGGGTCGGTCGCAGCGGAAGCTAGAATACTGTTGTGGGTTGCATCTATTTCGCCCGTAAACTCGGTCGCGCCAGCGGTGTAGTACAGAGCGTTGTCAATGTTTGAACTAGCATCAAGGTTAACTCCGGTGCTTGTGTTTGCGCCGTAAGTGACACTAAGCGTTGATCCGGTTGTTGATACGTCTAGCGCTGAGTTTCTTAGATCCTCATCAGATAAAAGCGTCGATCCATCTTCTGCTAGAACATTCGTTCCGAGCGTTGGTAGGGTCGCGCCAATGTTAATAAAGTTGATGTTTTTAATGATGGTCGTGTGTTGCGATCCGATACCATCAATTGAGGAGTCAAGCGCTAACGAGGATGGTTGAGTAGCTGGCACAACTGAGCGTTCTACAACTCCATTTAGCATGTAGCGAATGGTTGTGCCGTCCCACGATATTGTTAAAACATCGCCTGCGGTAATAGAGCCGAAAAGGACTGTGGACCCGCCAGATTGAATAACCGATCCGCTTTCAAAAATTACATAATCGCCAGTATTGCCCCTCACATACCAGCAATAGTCAATAGTCGAATAACTAGCATTTGTAGCGGGGTCTGAATTTAAGCCAATCATGTATCGGCTAGTGGTAGAACCGATGGTAAAAGATACCGCGCAACCGCCTACCGAAGCATCTTTTGAGTAGAACTGAGTTGACCAATTGCCAGTGCTTTGATTGCCAGAGGATTGGATATCAAGACCAACTTGGGTTACCGTCTGGTTATTGCCCGCTGGTATGACAAGAGGGATGCTCGTGATACTTTGTAGAGACGAAAATTCTCCAATATTGATGTCAGTCAAGCTAGTCGGGGTGTTCGTGACCTCGCCAGTCGTGTAATCAACGCTATCTTTATCTGCTAATTCTCCGGTGTTCAGCGTTGCCCAGTTTTCCCAAGTTGAACCGTTGTATTCATAAAGTTTTTTTTCATCGGTACGGTAAAAAAGATCGCCTGCACTCGGTGCTGGATTTGTCGGAAAAGCCGTACCAGAACCCATAGTGTTATTTGTTGCGTCTAACGCCCCTCCGAAGCCAAGGCCAGAAAGAGATATGCCAGTGCCTGCTCCTGTATAATCAAAACTTCCGTCATCGTTTAATGTGACATTAGTGTTGATTAAATCTACGTCAGTAAGATTCGTAGTTCCGTCTTCAGCAAAGATGTTTCCACCAGATCCTAAAATCCCCCCAATTGTTGCAATTGCAACCCAACCTGAACCTGCCCCGTCCCAGAGCCATAAGGCACTAGTCTCTGTAACGAACGCGATCTCTCCACCGCTAAAGGAAGTTGTACTAGCGTTAGTTCGTGCCAGCTCGGTTGCAAAGGTATAATCAATTACTAAATTCCTATTAGCATCGGCTGGAGGTTTAACCCCGCCAAGATCTGCGAAGTCAATGTCGCCAGCTTGAGGATTGATATCCCACGTTCTGAGTTCAGACCAGTAGCCAATGACAGGATACTCATCTCCATTTGTATCGTTTGTTCTGATATAAAAACGGCCAGAACCAATAAAGCGCCAGGGTGCGGCACCTGACTGTAGCGCTGTTGCTGTACTTGAACCTGCGCTAAGACTACCGACAAAAGCTTCCCCAATATCTGCACGCGTTGCATCTTCGAGGTCGTAGGTGGCATAAGAAGTCCAAGCTGTACCACTCCAATACTCAGCTTTAATTGTTGTTGCCTCTAGCGCAACAATTTGAAAACCAGCAATCGCGTGGTGGATGTAATAAGTATCCCCGAGGGCGTTAATAGGTACATAATGATCGGCATCCGACCCGCTACCATCTTGATTGCTTATGGCCCCAATAGGTGATAGAGCGTAATAATATTTAGCTCCTTCAGTTGTTCCCGTTATCGAACTAACAGGATCGGCAGTAAAACTAGCAAAAGCTGCTGTTCGTGCGCCGACAACTTCGTTTTCAGTTCTAGGAACCCAAGCGAAGTCCTGATTATCAGTAGTCCACTTAACCATAACGATTGGCGTATCACTGTAAAAAATGTGATAAATCGCTGTATTGTCAGTAGTACTAATGTCAATTGTCGTAACAGTCTTAAATGGTACGCCAGTCGACGACCATGTAACCGTTCCGTTATTACCCGCCCAGTCGACATGGCTTCCAATGCTTTGGCCCCCCGGTGCTGCTTCTTGCGCATACTTAATAATCCCCGCAGCAAAAGGCGCGTAAATTTTGAAGCGTTGAGTCGTACCTCTGTTCGTGTGGGTAATAAATTTATAGCCAGTATGAGCTATGGAGGGAATCGGGTAGCCGCTTTCATTATGCAAGCTGACAGGCCGATTAGATGTGATGATATCCCCGGCGGTAACAGATATTGTCCCGGTGTCAGCCGAGTCAGCCTGAGAAAGAGTTTTAGATTGGTTGATGTAAAGATCAGTGCCGTCCTCGTGGGCAACGTAGCTAAGGCTCCCAGTTTCAAATGCAATCCGCTGTCCGAGGATACCTAATGCTTGCTGCTGCCTGTTAGTAGCTGTGGCATCAACAATCGGTACACCATTTTCATCAATTAAGTTACCGCTTGCCCCCGTTTGAGCGCCGACTGTAGACCCGATAACCCAAGCGGTGCCATTCCAATACTTAGACGTGTAAGGGATAGTAGAGGTATCAATCCAGATAGTAGCAGCGTACTCGTCTTCTGCTTGAGTAGTGGGGTTCGCTGGAGCAATTGGTCCCCAATAAACGCCTCCATACTGAGCTACCGCAGTAAAACCAACGGAATCCTCTGAAATTGTGGTAGTGCCCTCAACCAATCCAGTCCCTGCGTCAGCGCCGTCCTGTATATCTTGTGGAATGTTTTCAGCGGTAACGTCGCCCCACTTAACCCAAGTTTCGACCGGAGTAGGGGTCCCAACCAGCAACAAAACATAGAACGCGTTATCGGTGGTGTTATACCAAAAGTCGCCTAACGAATAGTTAGAAGCAGTAGGATTAGTCGCTCCCTGACCTACAAGGTTTTCAGTTGGCAGGTTGTTACCGCCATTAAGTAGGACCTGTGCCCATGTCGTATTGGTATTTAGAACAGTAGTGTCGCTTAGTGCGTTACCACTTTCATCTTGTAAGACGTTTTCACCAGCGGCATTGGTAGTATTAAGGCGGATACCATTTACCGTCAGCTCGATTGTGCCGTTGTTGTCATAGGTGCCAAGAACAGCGCCATCTAAAATGATTCGATCTGCTTCGAGCGTGCCGACTGTAATCTTATTACCCGCAATCGTGTCGATTTGCGCAGTGCCGATTGTGGTATTGGCGATCTGCGCATTAGTAACAGTTAGCGCTTTTATATAAGCGCCGTCCATAACCACTTGGTTATTTTGCGTATCTACAGCAAAGATCAAGTCGCCAATCGCGTTACCGCCAACATCAGGAGAGCGAATCTTAAAAGTGTCAGCTTTAACTATAAACTCACTGATTTCGTCAAAAACCAGTGCATCATCAGCATCTGCTTCACTTAAAGCGGCAAGAAGATTAGCTGGATCAAGAGCAGGGATAACTGCGCCAGATTCTGCTGCTGCACCTGCGTTATCAGCGTAGGTGCGCCAACGAACAAAGTAGTAATAACCTCCAGTTGGTGCGCTGCCTTGCTCGAAGTGATCAGCGAACCCATAGGCACCTGTACCTACGAATACGACATCGTTTGCGGTCGTTGACCCTGTATCTTCATTAGTTTCATAAACATCAAAGTCATCATTGATAGAGCGGAAGACTTCAGCGTACGCGATGTAATCTTGCGTATCGGTGGGTGGGTCCCAGTTCAAAAGAACTGTTGTGCTATCAGGAGTGCCAACGGTAAGACCAGTTGGTGCACTAGGCGTAGTTTGATCCGTAAACGCAGCTGAGTTACCGCCCGTAGTAACGACATTCCCGTCGCCTGTTACAACACCCGCTGCGACATTAGAACCGTTACGAACAATAATACCAGTACCTTCCAACTCCCCGACTGTGACAGAACGATCCACTTCATTCTTAGTTTGTCCAAATCGAATACGGCAAGCGTCGGCCAACGCTTGTAAGAATCGAGTCTGCTCTGGAGGTAATCCTTTAGGGACTTGGGGAATCGAGGGTAACGATTGTCGTGGCATTTATGTAAGCTCCTGCATAGAACTCGCAAGTACAATTCTGCTAATTTCATTTTCGGTAAACACTTCAACAGCGTAAGCGCGGTGCTTGCCAGTAGAGGGTAGGCGTAGAAATGATTGATCGTTCGTGTAGACGTTCGTCAGATCGTTATGCTGATAATCAAGAATGGGGTTAACGTAGTCTCCGTCTGCGAAGACCTTAATCGTTACTGGTTTAGTCGCTATGTCTTCGAGCGCATCGACCCGAACAACAGTCATGCACTCTGGCCTGGGCAAGACGAACTCTTTACTGCGCCAGGTAAATTCCTCTGGCGCTAAGATCGACTGCGCAAACTTAAGTGGGTAAACATTTCCTGTACCGTTCCAATCGTCAAGTACAAAGAATGTAGTATCTGATTCAGCATCGTAGAAGCCAGCTGATGCAATTTGATGTGTGCCAAGCGTGACAAAATTAACATCGCCTTCGACGAGATTTAGCATGAACCCTTTGGGGCCAGAAGCTATATCGCCATTGTAAGCAAGGTAGTAACCCTCCCAGTAAAACGCAATCAGATTGGAAGGCTCCCAAGCATCTTGCCACTGCTCACGGTTGTAATAGCCTTTAGTTAGTACTTCCGCACGAGTACCTGAAACGAGAACAAGTCCATCTGGGCTGGCGTATATACCGTACTCACCCATATCAACCATCGACTTTTTACTCACGCAGCTTTGGTTTACATCGAGTTCGATCAAGGTCATAGCAGCAGGATCAACACCTGTTACCAAATAAGGCTTGCGTTTGGTTGTAACGACAAGCCCACTGGCGATTGCCATGATGCCGACAATTTCATCCTCAAGAGTAATACGATAGCTCGCAGGCCATGCGTGGTAGAGAAAAGGGTCTGTAAAGCAAACTGTTTTATGCGCAAAACCAGCAAGCACACCGTTAGGTAGGTTCACTACCTGTTCGAGTGGACCATTTGGGTAAAGCGTCGTGTCATCATCTGGTGGCCCAATCCAATCGACAGAAGGGATTACTTCGCCAAGTAGTGCATTGACTTTTGTGTCGGTAACGTTCGCGCCAGCATTAGATACTGCAAACTCGCCAGCAAACTGATAAGAAGTACTGTCTGTACCGCTATTCGAGCGATACAGGCGGAACAGTGCTCCCGCACTAAAGTTGTACGAGCCAGACGGGAGTGAAGGTAGTAGCACCGTAACATCAGTGTCTATCTGCCGCTCCGTAATCGTAGCTGGGTCAGAAGGAGGACCTTCCGCACCCCATGCGTCAACCAGCGTTACGACATACGTGATGTCTTCCGCGTCTAACCCATTAGGGTCAGAAGGCGCAGTTACTGAAACAATAGTAGGTACTCCCGGTTGTGGCATACCAAGCCGATATTCACTAGCGCCACTTTTTATAATGGGGTAGTTAGTTGTATGGGTGTGGTCAGTAACAACGATGCGGTCAAGGCTGTCATTCGCAATAGGAACTTTGGCGTAAGACTTATCTCGGGTCGATGCCTCAAAGTCGCCTTGATAAAGGAACATTGATTTTGCTCCTTTAGCTATTTGGGATTTACCACTATCTGAAGTTGCTGATCGAAGAGGGGCAAGTGTCCCTGCTTTCAAGTAAGTTCGGTCGGCTGTCTGCGCGAATTTATCGGCTAGTTTTCTTGCGTTTATCGTAGGCGCGATCCCACCGAAATCATCAATTACAATCCGTGTCATATCTCACCTATAGGTATCGCCTATAATTTTAATCGTTTCTTTTTACAAGTGTTAGTACAGTATGGAACGCCTGTATTGTTGTTTGTAAAGACTCAAAAGCCCGAGTGTTGTCTTTGATCAGTTCATTGTTAGTTCTTAGCAATTCATGAGTGATGTCAACTTCATGTGATAGTTTCTTATTCACTTTTGCAATTTCTTCTACGCTCCGACTAATATCATCTAACTTGCCAGTGTTCTTCATTGAAAAAGACGCGGCTTGCTCGATACGTTGCCTTATATGGTAGATACCAAACATCAAAGTTGAGTAAGTGATTGCGATACCTATAAATCCAATCATTACTTCAAATGCTGACCATTCCATCTCATTCCACCTCCCAGGTTATTGTTGTTGTCGAAGGTGAAATCCTTACATTTGTAGCAGAAGAAGGGGTAGTGATAGGAGTAACTGGCGTGCCATCTCTTGTCAGACTGACCAGATTGCTATCGGTTTTTACTGCTGTTTCCTCGACAACAGGATTCTTGCGAACGCTGTTATCCACCTCTCTATACCTTATTTCGCCATCGCTACCTCTAAAGCCGCGAGTGGCAAGTGCCAAGCGTCGTTGTACGCTCACTCTGAACGCTCGACCGTAGTTGTATCCTCATCTGTCTGCGAGATAGACAAGGTTATGTTTCCGACAGTAATGCTGCTGTCAGTAATGACCTGTGCTGCTGCGGCATCGAGGCCAAGGATTCTCCATATCTCGTAGAGGCGATTCTCAGTTGCTACGCCACCTGCGATAGCTACTTCGGTGATGTTTGATCTAGTCAAACTGACCGATACGCCATCGACTTGGTTGACGGGCTTGCCACCCGGTTCACGGGTGTACAAGTTGCCATCAACGATCAGGTTATAGTCCCCAAACCAAGGCTGTATGCGCCAGCCATTTTCAAGAAAATAGGTCCTTCCTACCGAACGGCTCTCGTCAATTTCTTCGCCGCCGATAGCTGAGATGGCCGGAGGGTTGCCAGAGTTTGTTCGAGACGCAAACCATTCTTTCCATGCACTGTACAAATCTGTTTGCACATCGAGTTCTGTCTCGCCTTCGTTGATGTAAATAAGTCTAGTAGACGCATCAAATGTTACTTTCTGCGCACCATAGTGACTCTTGGAAGGATCGCGCTCCCAAAAGTCCCAGTGGCCGTAAAAAGTATGTAGCGAAGGCATTACTGCGCAACCTCATTCCAGCTCAAAGCGAAGTGGCAGACAATGTCTCCGTGAGTTGCGTGGTATGCGGATTGAGCGCTAAGGCCAATCGGTTTAGCAACAATCGCAAAATACAGGAATGGGCCATATCCGCTTCGTATCCAACCCCCATCTGAAAGTGGGACTGCTGTAGCGTTCCACGTATAACTGCCGCTATTAGTTGCTGTACTTAGTCCGCTTGTATCATACGGAGTCTGGAACTGCTCATCTAAATACAGTTCAGCTTTGTCTAAGCTGATCATGCGTAGATAAAAGTATCGGTTAGGATCTACATTGATATTCAAGCCATAGGTAGCATCACTACCAATCGCCCCCGGTATACCCTCGAACTGGATTGGATTTCCTTCTCGGTGCAGTGAGTAATCCACGCCTGTTGGCGGAGTATTAATCTCAATAATTGTTGCCCTACCAGCAGCAGGTGATTGATGGATTTTAAGTAAAGGGCACCGATTATTGCCGCCATTGGCTGCTTTTAATTTAAAAGCTCCAGCCTGAAAGTTGGTGTACTGGCCCCCTAATTCCTCTCGACCTGTGTTCCCATCCACAAACGAAACAAGTTGATGGAACCCGCGCCCAAAGTAGTTAACTTGCCCAGAATCCTCATAAGAAGTGACTGCACAGTAAGGATCATTCGGTTCAATTTTTGTCAGTGGCGCACTTGCACTTACAGATTCTTTTATCGGCATTGCGACTGAATTACCGCTGACGATAGGATCAGCGTATATCTCAATCTCAACCGTGGCGGGCGTACCATCGGTATGGTATGCAAAAGATCGCATCGCTTGTGGCAGATATAAAGTTCTGTTTTCGTGAGTAGCGGTTCCAATATTTTTGACGGGAGACAGTATCCCCAGCAGTTGGTACTCGTCATTGACATGCAGGTGAAACATCACATTCTCTACGCCTGAAAAATCAGTTGTAGGGGCCTCAGTTAATACAATGTTAGTACCATCAATAATTTCACTGATATAAATGGCTTGTCCGGTAATGACCCCAGTGCCGCCATCTTGATCCATTAAATGTAGTTTATAGCCAGCTTTTAGAGATGCGGTCGAGGGTACAACTGCTGCTGTACCGTTTGTCGTAAACCCACTAGCAAATGTCGTAGGTATTCTGTCGCCTTTACCCGTATCATTTAGCCCTTGCCAATCATTTAAATTAGTAGGGTCAAACTGAACTTCAAAAGACTCTAGTTGTCCTCGACCGATACCTTTTAAATCGATTTGTGACTCGGATACAACTGACGCGCACCACACACTTAGTGATGCTGTACCGCTTACACTTTCGCCAACTTTGTTGAATTGGCCGAAGCGTATGGGTAGCGCTCCTGTTTGTGAATGCGGTTTACCAGCGTTGAATGACCCTTCGTGGTAATACTCGTGTATTACAACTCGCTGCCCTCGGTGGTAGGTGCCAAATCGTACGCGTCCAGCTGATAGCCATTGAATATCAATCCAGTAAATGTTGTCGTCTATCAGTCGTAAGTTCATTCGACTGTCGCCAGTACCATCTACATGATCGCCTGTCCAAGACGTAATTTCTGTCGATTGCAAAATGCCGTTTGAGTAATACCTAGTCTCGTCTTTCTCAATTATTATTTCAGTTAAGACGCCAGTTGCCGATGAACGAATGACAAGCTGGAGAGGGGAGTCCTCATCCTTCCTAAAGAAATAACCATTATTCTCGTCAAAATAACCCCATTCACGTACCGTGCCAGTAACGTCGATGTTATCGAGCGCGGCAGTCATGATTGCCAGGTGTGAGAACCCAGGAAAGTAATGATGATACGTGTGACTAGTTAGATAGCATTCTTGAGCGCCGTACCCCGTTATAGCAGTAGCCTGCGTAGTGCCGCTTGAAAAAGTTACGCAGCGTTTATCTTCAGCCCAAATAACCGATGCTGCGCCATTTCGAGTTTTTGCAAAATCAAAAGGTCTATCGTTATCAGAGAAAACGTAGTCACCTAAAATCGTAGCGCCAGAAGTACGCAATTTTCCGAATGCGTCTAACTGAGGCAGTCCCTCAGAAAAACGGACATTCATGCTCCCTGTTGGGTCGACATCAACACCGTACTCGGGGTTGTCAAAGCCAACAATCTGCTGGGCAGGGATATAAACGTCATAGGTAGACGCAACTTTAGCTACTTGTGTTGTACCGTCAGGGTCAATAATGTTCTGGCCTAGCTGCGGTACAATGTTGTTATTCTTGTCATACTTTGAAAAATGAACACTCAGGAAACCGTCTACGCCATTGTCTTGCACGCCGTGAACGTGGACTGACATTGTTGGTCCACCGTTGCCACTAATGGTGTACCTTTCGCCAACTTTCCAAGTGTAGGAATTGTCCGTCTGCTCATCGAAAAGGATTTCCGCAGTGTGGACCATAAAGATTCTGTCACCCGTTGACTCGGGAGGAATCCTCGTAAATCTTTTTTCGCCGGGCATTTAAGACTCCTTAAAAAGCGGGAGTCCCGAATTGGGACCCCCTTAACCCATTAAGCTGGATCAGCGTAGTTTCGTTCGAATGGTGCGTTGATCGGGAATGATTGGCCTGTCGCTTCGGTAATCGAAAATTCCGCTTCGGCGTACTGACCTTTGAAAAGTCCAATAACGCGAAGTACGACGGGTGCATCTACCCCACCACTTTGGTTATCAAGGCGACCGCCTTCGTTTTCAGTGTCATAAGCGAACGTGAAACCGATAGTCGAATTGCCATTGATCAAAGCATTACCGATGTTGGTACCGTTAGAATTTTTAACGAGCTTGGCATCGGGGCTATTGATCGGATCTTGGAAAATAGTTCCGGTGAAGGTCTCATCGCTTGGATTAGCGCCATTGACCTTTGTCACTTGAACACTTGAGGTGGATGGTGTGGTATCAGTAACCTGATAAATACCGTTGTTTGCAGCGGTACTCGCTCCCTCGATTCGTACATAATCGTTCTGTGCAAGTGTTGGCAAAGCCGCACTTGAAGAAGTCAATTCGGTAGTGTTACCGGATGAATTCGAAAACGAGAAGTTAGCTGGCGTATCAACACGAGTGTGCTTGTAGTAGAGCCAGTACTTTGCTGCTGAGTCAGTCGTCAGGTTAGAGTTGAACACCAAGTCGCCTGATGCAACGAATGGGTACTCTCGAACATTGCCACCGTTGTCCGTGAACTGAACTTCGTTGGTATCCGCAGTACGGAAACCTGAGATGTACACACCTGAGCCGCCTGTTGCGTCAGTTTGTGAATTCGTTCGAAGCTCGTCACCAATGAACGTAAGCAACGTATCGGCAGTTTTACCAGTAAGCGTGCCAACTTCATCAATATCTGATCCGAGTCGGAGCGAATATTGAATCTTCTCGTAAATTTGAGGAAGCGTAGCGACTATAGGTGTTGTCCTTTGCAGGATAAAGCTAATGCCTGTCTCAGTCGCAGTGAAGGAACCGTCGATAGTGACTGAGGTACTTGTCGTCCCAGTAACATTAAAAACAGTGCCCTTATCCGAACCTTCAGTAATAGTCAGTGTGCCACTGTCATATATCGTAGTAGGGATCGTACTGCCACTTGTTGTGAGCACAGATCCCGACGCTGAAAATGAACCATCAACACCAGAGATTGTGCCTACATCGATGACTAAACCAAAGTTTGAATCAACGCCATCTGCAACTTCTGCGGTAAACGCACTGCCAAAGTAGCGAAGTTCGATTTCGGTGTAAGGTGATGACGAGCCAATTGTTGAATCTGCGGTGGTGTATTTAATATCCGCTGCGTTAGTCAACGGAAAACGATACACCTGATAAGTCATGTTCGTTACACCGATAGCACTGATATCTGACTGAGCAAATGTCTTGTTTTCTTCTCGACAGAAAATTTTAAAGAAACTGCGGTAGTCGAAGTCGCCATCACCAGATTCAATTACGCCATCGCCGTCTACGTCGTTATAAATTTGTACCGCTTCATTCACAACTCCGGGGAATTCGAAATCTGCGGGCGTTCCGCCGTCCACCTGCAAATAGTACGGTTGGTCTGCGGCCCCTATCGTACCCAGTGAGATAATACCTGCGTACTCTCGAAGTACTTGCGCACTAGCATTCAGCTCGCGCCATCCCCCCGTTCGGATATAGGTTCGAGTAGCAGCGTTTGCGGGTGCCCAGTCAGAGTAAACAGAACCATTGTTCCCCCATTCAAACTGCTCTTCCGTGATTGCCAGCATAGGGAAGATGAACTTACTTAGTCCTTTACTGTTCGGATCACCCTGCCACTGGTCTTTCAAAAAACTATAAAGCGCTTTGTGCGTTACGCCATCAGCGCTCAGGTTGCCTGTAGCGTTAAGCTTGATGGTCTGGGCTGAGGTATTGATATATACCTCAGTAGAGCCATCGTCGCTGCTGCTATCAAACAACGCATCTGGATCGATAATTAAAGCCATGCGTGTCGTCCCTCCATCGTTTCGACAATCTGTTTGTAGTTAAGGTCTAGCCCAATTTTTTGCCAGACAGTCCCACCAGTGGGATCTGGCTCTGTCTCCACGCCTGCTCCAGAAGCGAGGAAAACCTGTTTTGCTAGAGTTAAAGATTTCCGAAGAGATTCGTCGGGTACTTTTACTACGATGTCTTCGCTGATCCCGTATAGAAACCAGTCATCTTGTCTGTCTAGCATGGTAGGAATATCGGCAATACCTATATCCCATTCCAAAGTAAATTTTTCAAATCCGGTAAATCCCGGTTGTACCATACAATGGTCTAGTACAGCTTGTTGCTCTGTATTTGGGCTGAAAGGTGTTTCTCGCTCTCCGCTCAGCTCATAAAACTTGGAATACAGCGCGTATCTTTTTGCACTTCTTTTCATGTTAAGGGTCAAAAGCCGTTACTGGGTTTTCATAAACTCTGTCTACAACCTGGCTTACCGCTAAATCTTGGTTATTCGATGGCACAACAAAATTGCGCCTGTAGTAAGGCAGGTATCCTAAATTTGTTACATGTATGTGTACTGTCGTGGCGGCACTGGTCTGGAACTGAAAACTTGTGCCACTGTTATTTGTTTCTGCAATAGTTGCATTGGTACTAGCGTTGAAGACGATTACGTCGCTGCCAGTCTTTAGCTCGGTAACAGTGATCGTTGTTAGTCCAGCAGTAACATTAATTGTGGCTCCAGCGGATCTCACTGATGGAATGTTATTCGCCCCATCTCCGACCGTTATCTGTACAGTCCCGGTGGCGATGTTTACAAAGATGGTCTCATTACCAGTTGGTGTAGCTACGGCAACATCATTCCCAGAGGTACCACTGTCGTAATTCGAATCATCCTCGTTATCCCAACTGAAATTTGCGGCTGTGCCCGTTACTTCAACAGCATGGTTAGAGTTACTGTAAAACGTGTTGCCAGTTATGTTAGCCATCTGTGCTGGAGTAGCAGTAACTGCCGCAGTACCAGTGCCTCCTTTGATAATGTTACCTGTGAAGGTAGCGCCTCCTGGCGTAATCAAAGTACACGCGTTAAAGGTGTTATTCGTCACTGAGTGTCCTGTGGCAAAATCTAAACTGGCACCTTTATCGAATAGGCATCCTGTAACTGTGGCCGTAATCGCTGAATCGCTGAAATCTAAGTCGAACTTGTTATTAGCCACATTACCAGCGGTTTTTATTACCGAGCCATCGAGAAAGGCATTGCAACCTGAGCCAGCAGCAGTGATCGAGTAAAGCCCTGCTCTCGTGTAGGGGTTCTCCAGAAATACGATAAGGTCCCCGACAGAATCAAAGTCCGTAGTGGTAGCACCAGAGCCAAGGTCTAACGTCCCCGATCCGAAAATAACGCCGTCTATCTTCTCGAATATGCCATAACCGTTCGAATTATCCGTAGTAGCAATAGTAGCTGGGGTAATAGGATCACCCGAGGTTCCACCTGTCGCTGTATAGCCATCGCCATAGCGCAGGTAGTCAAGCCAAGTATTATCGATGTTTCTCGGCGCAGCTGTACGTTGGAACCTAATACCAATTTCACTGACATTGTTAGTAGGCGTTACGCTCCCACTAGTGGGACTTACACCTGTTGCTAACGTAACAGCCATGTTAAGCCAGCCGCCTTGATAGGTATCGAAACCAGCTATGGTGTAGTACCCGGTCGTCCCTGTGTTAATGAGGAAAGAAAACCCTTCATTAGCAAACGACTGCATATAAGGCGTTAACGTGTTGGTGCACCACATGCGTATCGTTTGGTTATTCAGGTTGGTCGGAAGCGGAGTTCCGCTGTAACTAAACGTCGCCCCGTTATTCCTCAAGCCATCCGTTACGCTGTTGTTCCCTTGACGCTTAATATCGGGATCAAGAACGATAGACACGGCAGACCAGTTAGTAACGGACTCCGCATCACTAATCGTTACCGGAGTATTTGTTAGCGTTGGCGTTGCCACTTACTTCACCACTGCTCGCAAAGAGTTAGATGTGGCACGAGTCGTTACATTCACTTGCTGGGTGCCGCCAACTTGTATTGCTACTGCCTGCGCACTAGGGTCTACCGCAACAGAAGTAGTCTGTACGGTAACGCCATTTGCACGTGTGCTTGAGACTTTTACGTTCGTTGCCATCAGCTAATAGTCTTCGTGATATCCCGTAACACTTTGACCTTGCCAAGAAGCAAAGTCGTTACTTCTCCATTATTCACTTGCTGCAAATCGTAGTAATACTTCCCAGGCTGCAACGTTGCTGTTTCAGCCGCAGAGAAAGTGACATACACAATCCCGTTTTGCGCATCCGTACCTGTCGCCGTTACACTGGTTTGCGCTTCAGCTTCGACATCATCCTTCTCGGGATTTGATTTCAATGTCATCCAATAAACAAAGTTAGAGATGTCGATGACAGCACCGTTCGCATCAGTAAACGCGAACTTGTTCGTCCAAGTGTCCCCACGAACTAGGGGATTTAAGTCAACTTGCGAAACCATAATATATGTGCTACCTATATTTTAACTTAATTCTTCCACGATTGCCTTTTTTAGAACTGGTAACTGATTCACACCGGGTGTTGATTTCATCAGCTTCAACGCTTCGGTACGTTCACCGTAATTTTCGAAAAGAAGTTCATAGAAGTGGTGGGTGGTTGGCCCTAACGAGTATGCCACTCCTTCCGGTGAGGGGTTAGTTACTATGTCTGAAAAAGGCAGGCTGAAAAATCCAGCCCTCGTAGCCCAGTTCTCCATCATTTGCCCCGTGTCGCCACGTGCTTTGTCTAGCGAGCCTTCTGTGCCAAAACTAAATAGTCGTGCCCTAAGCTCGTCAGTAATACCGCCGAGAAGTAAAAATACAGAGATTGCGCCGAACAGTTTTGGCATAAAGGCTTTTAGGTCTTCATTGCCTTCGATCTGATCGTTGATCTCTCGCGCAACCCCTCCAAGTATTCGCTTATTGTAAGAATAAGCGAAGGACTTGAGGTGGAAGACCATACCGCCTAGAGGATCTGTAGCCCAAAAAGTACGCTCGCTCGCATTAGGGCGCAGCACACTGTCAGTAACAAACTGATGTATGCCGAACAGTACTTGCTCAGTTGCAACCTTGTCAGCGCCTTGTAACCCTTGGGAAGTAGATGGCTCGCCAATGCGAACCCAACGCTGGACAGCTTGTGGGGTAAGCCCCAGTTCGCGCATCCGTCTGACGTTCTGCGCATCCATCTTCTGTGCTGCAATACGTTTGATGTATTGCCGCGCAGCCTGTGTCGCAACAACTCTCGTAAAGTCGGTTACAGCATTGTTACCGTTGTACTTAAAAAGGGAAGGGAGATGTTTTCTAAAGAATCCTTTGTTGCCGAGAGATGGATCGGCTGCAATGTCCTGCAACATCGCGCCTGTCGCAGCATTAGCAACAGCTCCCATGTCACGTGCAAAGTCATAAAGCTCTTCTTTAGTTCGGCCATCGAGAGATCGAGCGATGATCGTTCGGAATTCGCTTGTATCTAACGTCCCGCGCAAACGGGAGAATATGCCACCTAACTCGGCTACCGAGGCAAGGCCGCTGCCGAGAAGTACCCTAAAACTTTCATAAGCCCGTAACTCTCCTAGGAAATTGTGCCAAGGGTTATCTGGGTCAAGATGTTCAGGGAATATGCTCGCTTTGAAGTACTTGTTGAATTTGACTTTATCTTCCAGAGATAGATCTTTTGTCATCTCTTTAATGCGCTTATTGCTGTCCCACTTACCGCCCACAAAACCACCAAACAGTCGGTCATACTCACCGCGACTAGTAACTTGCTTAAAATAGTCGAGTAACGACACGGCTGGGCTTGCGTTGACAAACCCTCCGTCAACTAAGTCTTGTAGCAACGCTTGGTCTTTGAACACACGCTGCTGTTGCCAGCCTTGAATCATCGCACCCATTTCTGAGTCAGAGTAATCCCGGTCTTGCTCAGTCAGGTTCTTAATTACTTTGTCAGGATCTTTGATACCGTGCTTATTCAGTATCGCTACGAAAGCATCTCGATCACCACTAATGGCAATCTTGTCAAAGACTCTGGGAAAATAATTCTCGACCTTACGGCCTTGCATCTGGGGCATACGTGGCGTTACGTAGTCATCCCAAAATTCATCTAGGAGCTGTCGGACCTGCACCGCTGCGTCAGTGCTTAGATCTTTAGTTGGAACTTCGCGTGATAGTTCGAACCACACCTTTTGTTGATCGGTTTCTGGTACATCGCGCAGAATCTGGTCCAATCGACCAATATATTTCTGAAGCTGGTATTCGCGGCCTTCGTGGTAGCTTCGGCCTCCCGGCACCACTGTCACGCCATCGCGGATTTCTATTGTGTCGCCAGCCTCATATCGCTCATTGACGTTACGATAAATTGCTCGGCCAATTGGCTCATTCACAGATCGAAGCAGGGCGTCATTAGTCATGACGTAGCTGCCCACCTTAGTGTTTGTAAATGCCTTAAGGCCCTGTTTTACCTTAGAGGCCCCATAGCGCAATGTTCTAGGGGATACCACATCGCGGATTCGATCTGCTGGATTACCTAGCTGTATGTCAGAATAGCCCTGGGTTGTAGCCACCGCTTCATTAATATCAAAGACGCCCTCTGTTGCCATGCTGTCCATGAACTTATTAAAGGCGTTGTTGTTAGCAAAGCGTCTAGGTACTCTTCCCTTAACAGCATTAAATAACCTCTTTAGCTGGTTTACTACTTTGTCGAAAATGTTTTCAGCAAGGTTCTTTGGCTTAGCTTTTGGGTTCTGCACCTTATGCTTAGCCCAGCCAGCCACCTTGTCAGAAAACCATTCTTGAAATCCGTTTTTTCCTTTCCACGCGGGGATGTCCCGCTCTTTGGATTCGTTATTCCATAATGTCTCTAGCCTACTGCGCTGCCCATCGCTGAGGTTCTTTCGTGCAGAGTCAAGCAGCACATGGCCTGCTTCATGGGCGAGCACCAACTTACGATTGGCAACCATCTCTTCAGTAGCATTCTTACTGTTTGGCCGAATGACAATAAACCTACGGCCTTTAACTGCGAAGGTTGTGCCCTGTAAGTTTGGTTCATCAGCAAAACGCTTTTGGAGCGTTTGAGCGGTAGGAAGAAAATTAACAATCTCTGGGTCACTAAGGCTGTCAGCATCGATTATTGTGACTGCTGTTCCGAAGGGAGTGCTAGATTCTCCAGTATTGAGTCCAGCTTGATTGAAGATAAAGCTAGTGAAATCCACATCCTCTTGCGAGATGTTTCGTCCGATTCCCTGGACAGAATCTTGTGGACCACGAGCGCGCCCTGCACGCGACGTAACTTTACGGTTCGTTTGTACCCACTCATCGAGCTGTCTCACCGAAGTTTCCCTCAGCTTAACTTGCTCTTGCTCTCGATTATAGGTATCAACTCTATTGCGTAAGCGGCTTAATTCTGTTTCTGCTTGCTCGCGTCCCGCAGCGGTATTGGGGTAGGGCACTTCATTCACACGAAAAGCTCTATTCCCGTTTAATCCTTTCGCTAACTTTGCAATAGCATCTTGATCTTGTTTAAAGACGCGTTCGTTATAAACATCTGGCTGCGTCCCCTGTGGCTGTAGTTCAGCTACAGGCTCATCCATAAGGGTAGGGGAGGTGTAGTTGAAATCCCCACCTTGGTCACTGACTTCGGGCGTGTATTCTTGGACGGACAAAAGTTCCGCTTCTAACCCCGTTCCCCTAACAGCACTAGTAGAAGGGATTTGATCCATCGCCTCTTGCGATGTAGCTTCACGTAATTCGCGTTGCTTAATAGGTATTAAGTAACGATCTCTTGGGTCCCCTTGCTCGATGGCTTTCAGTTCGCGTTCGAGGCGATTGATCTTTGCGAATTGGCGTTGAACAATCATGTTTCCGCGCTCGACATCCTGTATAGAGAGCAATCCACCCTTATCAACTTTCTTACCAGATAGTTCCTTATGGTAGATAAGAGTGTCTTTGGCTGCTGGTTGGATCTGCCATCCACGATTAGCAAGTTCGGCCTGCATACGTAAAAAGCCATCTAGCTGTAGCTGAGCCAGTGATCTTTCAGTAGATTGCTGCTCTGACATTAGCAAGTGCACACCGCTATCTGCCAAAGCACGAGTGCCGAGTACTTGCCACTGACCTCGGGGGTCTTTAGCTCTTATAAAGCTGCGTGCTGCCAGCTTGTTCTTCTCCGCCCACTTTTCGCGTCCCTTCGATACCGAGTTTTTTGCATTCTTAATTGCCGCACCAACAAGGAGATCTGGTGTGAGGTAGGGTAGTCCTCTAGTTAGATTTGTGTCTGGTGTTCTTATTGGGTCTTTTTCGATCTTCTGCGTTACAGCGGCAGATGGCGCAAACTCCAAACGTGCGGTGGAACCATCGCGTACCACTTCAGATATAATCGGACTGCTTTCGCCAAGGTCTTTTTTAAGCTGGTTAACTTCCGTAATAATGTTTGCGTAAGTCTTATCCGCAAATTTTTCTGCGCCATTTACATTCCCGTAATCTAAGTCAATCTCAACCTGTATAGGTTGAGCGCTTTCTGGTTCAAGTTGGTCAATACTTCGATCAAATGTGCTTTCGCCTGTTGTATTTGGACCAATATCCGCTATTTGTGCGTCACGTAATTCAGCAGCGTTTTGTGGGGTTGTCTCCACTGCTGAAACAGCGTCATCATCAACAAACTCTGCGATAAAAGCGGCCTGACCACGGGGTGACATCTTTGCAACGTCTGCGAGTATGTTTGCAGATTCAGTCGATCCGTTTTGGAATGCTGCTTGAAGCGTATCTTGAAATTTCTTCTTGCCGTTCTTACGCATCATTGCGTTATTGATTAGTGCGGCAATTCGAGTCTCTATGTCTGCCTGCGCGTTGGCTACATCTTGATCGGCTTGCTTTGCGATACGTGCGCCCACAGCAATTGCTGTTGCTGGTATACCGTTCGTTTCTTGGATAACGTTTACATCTCGGCCTGCGCCAGCTTGAAAACGTGCTTCCTCTAACGTGCGTCCGAGGTTCTCTTCATTTGTAAGTATTTCAGTAGTGACGCCACCTGTTTCGGGATCTGTCACCTGAACAACTAAGTTAGCGTCAGGTGCTTTGCCCCCAGGCATGTTGTACAGCACATCTCCGTAAAACTGATCAGAAGGGCCTTCCTCTGTAGCGCGTTGTGCTACATCTGTAGCGCGTTGTGCTACATCTGCATCCTGCGTATAAATCACATCTCCGTTACCCATATCAACTCGCTCCATACCGGGAGGCATTGGGAGAGAATTGGCTGCGTAAGGATCAAAACTGCCGCTTGTTATAAGCATTGCTCTTTTGCTTGATGTTGGATCTTCGAGCGCACGGGCTTGTGCGACCATATCGGTCTGACCTTCGGGGACGGGTATAACATCCCCCGGATCTACACCTTGATAATCTGGTGCTGCATTTGCCGTCTGCTCAATATCGTTAAGAGCGAGATCCAGATCTAGTTGAGTGGGTTCTGGGTTCTCTGTGGCATAGGCTTCTGGTTCTGGGATCGGAAGGTTTTCTACGCCCGTTGGTTCACGGCCATAAAACTCTTGCTCCATCTGCGCTTGTGCTTCACGCGCCTTCGCCTTAGTGCGAGCAACTTCCATAAACTGTCCGGGGGCCTGGACACCAGCGGCAAATGTGCCACCGACGATGCTGCCTTTGAGCACCGAGTTAATCAGATTGTCGACATTCTCAGCAGAGAAAAAATCCTTCCCTGCAACGTTCCCACTGACTACAGCTGCATCAACGATTGATTGCACGCCCTCTGTTAGTCCCTCAACTGTACCTGCTTTTCCATAGGTGCCAGCAAGATTAACGGCTGCATCAAAAAAGTTTTTAGGCGAAGTGCCAGTAGCTCGTGCAGCACGTGTGATTGCCCCCAAACCAACTAAGTCGAAAGCTGACTTCACTGCGCCTGCTGTCAGAGCTGCGCCGGGGTTATTTACCCCTTCTGAAATCAAAGAAGTTTGAGTTTCGCCAGTGTTTAATGTGTAAGAAGAAGTCGCAGCGCCCGCGATTTGCCCGCGCCGTTTTGCTACTTGGTAGTTACGCATAGCCTGTTTGCCAAGCTTGCGCTTCATTTGTTTGCCAAGTTGTGCGCGTGTAAGCGTACTGATCCCAGCGGCAGCACCACCTGCACCCGCAGTGCCTAGCACAGTTGCGAGCATAGGTGCGCCTTCACCAAGGGCTTCAATAAAGTAAGTGCCAAAGTCAGCTAGGCTATCGATATCGTCCCAGCTTTCTATTTTTGGAGGGTTGAGTCGAAGCTCTTCCATGTTGGCAGCAATGCCTTCTGCGCTCCACTCTTCAAGAGAATCCCACCCAACTAACGACCCAACGGCATTTGCAAAGCCATAGGCCATCATTTGTGTTTGGTCGATGCCTCTTGCTAGGGCATTGCCAAAAGCGCTTCCATCTTGCGCCATAGCTTTCCCCTAATTAGCTGCGGTCCTTCAGTCTTTCAACGCCAGCCCTCAGTTCTGCTTCAGTTGGCTTACGCGATAAACGCGCATCCCCAGTATTGAAAAATCTCGTTACGAGATTTGTTTGAGCGGAGCCTTTAACCACAAGCGCAAGCCGTATTATTTCTTTTTGTTGTTCGGGCGAGTATCGCTCAAACGCTTTTTTACCGAAGCCCAGCGTTTCACCGTACTTTGGACCATAGTTAAAAAGAGTGTCGATAACTGCTTGCTTCAAGCTACCCGGCGTTGCCTCGAAACTCATAAACTCATCAGCGATATTTTGAGGGCCGCCAGGAAGTCCAAATTGACGGGTCTCTTTGTATGCTTCCCCAAATTCGGGATCGGTAATTCCAGCGCCCTGGTCAGTTAAAATATCATTGAGACTTGTTAGGTTATCTTCTAATGCTCTTGCGATAGCCTTCTCTCTGCCACTTTGACGCCTCCCCTCTTCGATAGCAGCTTTGGCACTAGCTTCGCCTGTCGTGGTTTCATACGCTTGTACAGCGGCTTGCGACTCGGCTGTCATTGCATCACTTAATTGTTTACTTTCTTGGTATGGTCGTAGTCGTTCTTGTTGCTGAGAGTTACGTTCTTGCGTCAAGCCTCTCTGGAACGCATCGCGCATTTGCTGCGGTATCGCCTCTTGTTCTGCAAAGAACTTATCTACTACTTGTTGCTGCCCTCCAGGAGTATCAAGAGATTGGGCACGTATAAGTAATGACTCTAACTCTTCTTCTGACACGCCACGTTGTATAGCATCGACGGCGTCTTCCATAACTTGTAGAGATCCTGCAACCGCAACATCTGGGTTTGTTGTTTGACGGGCCGCATTAATTACACGCATTGCCTGCCCGATATCTAACTGAAGAGGGGTTGCAGAAGGATCTGAGGCTGGGCCTGCACCGACTGTCAGAGGGACATTGTTTGGTTTTTGATAGTCAGGAGGTGCAGTATCCCCAGGGCCAAGGTTAATTAGATCGCCCGTAGGAGACATCATATAATTATCTCTGGGCTGCGCGGCCATTAGCAATCGGTCCCCGTTAACTGCGGTAACTACTGAACTATCGTCTCTTACTCCGGGCCTTCCACGGATTTGGCTAAGAAGCGCTGGGTTATTAGCAAACATAGCATTCGCAGCTTCTGAAAATTTCTCTGGGTTTGCCCTCGCAATTTCAATTTGTTGCTCTATCGGCATGTCAGCGTTGACGCCAAGGGCTTTATCAAAAGCTGCGACAGAATTAACTGCTGGGGAAGCGGCTTTTCTTCCCGCAAGCTCTGCACTAGCAACTTGTGATTGGAGACCAGGAGCGCGATTTTGATTCGCTGCTGCCAGTCGCTCGTAATCATAATTATCCGTCAGCATCCCCAACCCGAAAGCTTGCCACGCTTCAGGCTGTGAAGTGTTGGCTAAAGCTTTCAGGTTTTCATCTTCAGGGTTCAGCCTGCTCAGCGTTGCAGCGTATCCTTGTGCTTGCGCAATTTGAGAAGGTGATGGCAGTCCTCCGCCGATTGACTTCCGTAATCCGATTGCACCCCTTAATGCCCTGTCCTGCTCTTGAGTATTCCGTGTAAATTGTTGCGCAGAGTTTTGCCGATCAAGCGCTGCCTGATTAGTTTTCTCATCTCTTTCTGCTAACGCTGCAATTTGAGCATTCACTCGCTCCATTGCCGCACTGTTAATAAGTCCTTGTTGCTCTAGCTGAGCAGCAATACGACTATCTTGCAGTTGTTGCGCTGCCTGCCGCTGAAGCTCTGCCTCCCTTGCTGCGAATGCACGTTGGTCCCGTGCATTAGCCATTGCTAAGATAGTGCTAGGTAAGGAATCAAGTAATCCGGCCATAAGTCACCTATAGTAAGAATGCCATCATGAGCGCAGAGGCGGCGAGGCTACCGACCATTTGTGTTTGCTGCGCCCTACGTGCCGCGTTTGCTTGGGATACTGCGTTCGCTCTGCTGACCTGAGAGTTAGCAGCTTCGCTAAGACCACTCATGGCATTGCCTTGAACGCCACGGTAGTAGTTGATCATTGACTGCTGGAGACCTTGGTCACGCTCATCTTGTGCGATGCGTGCATTGTTAACTAAGCCAGTAGCGGCTGTAGCATCACCAAGTTTTGCCTTACGCGAGAGTTCTGCCGCTTGTAATGGACTAGATAGACCACCGTACCTAGAAGCCATCCGCTCCGCTCGTTCGGCAGTACCGCCAAGGTTTTGCTTCGCAGCGTTTCTTGCTGCGTTGACAAGCGAACCATCACCAATTTGCGAAATAACATCCGTTTCAAGCGGTGTGTAAATTTGGTTACGGAACTGTTGCTGTCCACGGAGGATGTTCGCCATGGTTGCATCAGGGTCGCCGTAACTATAGCTAGAGCCAACACCGCCTAGCCCCATCATGGGACTCGAATATAGTGAACCTAGACCGCTGTAGCGAATACTCCCATCGGGGTATACATTTGACTGGATCATCCGTATAGCCCCCCGCTATAAGACATATCGTAGGGGCCGGGGTTCGAAGGAATTTTTCCGTACTGGTTATATTCCTGCTGTAACCCAGTCATATAATCTTGTTCGGCCATCTCTGCGTTCTGTTTGCCAGAAAAATATTTTTGAGCGCCAATAGTTAATGCAGCGCCTGCTACATCACCGAATGCTCTCATTCGAGCCTGCTGCCGCATTGCCTCGTTGGAAATGTCAGTAAGGTTTCTTGAATTGCCTCGACGTGCTGCCGCCATCAACCCGCTGTACTGGTTTTGGGCAAGCCCTGCACCTGACTGAAGGGCGGTGACTTTTGCTCGGTCTTGGATCTGCCTTGCGTCGACCGCTGCACGAGTAGCTGCTTTGGCCTGTGATACATTTGCCACCGCTGACGTTTGTGTCATCGGGATCATGTTCGAATTGCTACGAAGCCCGGCACCGGAGCGGAGTGCCGCTTGGCGAGCTGCGTACTGTGCGCCTACTTCTTGCTGCGCAATGTCAGCAGAAGAACGCCCACCTAGGATAGATTGCTGTGCTCGAAGCACATTGGGATCACGTGCTCGTGCAACTGCCTGCCGTTCGAGAGGCATCCCGCGTTGTACCCAGCGATTATAGTCATCTTGACTAACCGCAGCTAAAGCAATTTCTTGCTTTGATGGCCCTGGATCTTTGGGCTTACTTCCTCCACACATATAGTTATCCCCTATATTTTTCTGCACGAACATCAAAATGCACCCAGCCGGGATACAAAATGAGTCCGTATTGGTCTGGGAATACGCCATTGAGATGATCAAAAATCTCAGAAGGCTCTACTTCAGGAATCATAAAATCTACAGCGATCCCAAGCGTATGTTTACTTTTAGGAGCGCCGCCTACTTTTGCGTTGTGTTCGGCACACCGATTCCCGCTCGTAATGACGACAGGTAAAGCTTTGCCTTTCATTACTTCGAACCTGTCTCTAACTTCTTGCAGAATTTCTACAAGCTGATGGTCAGCCGAAGTAAATCCGCACCCGCACTTACACGCAAACTCGCTTCTACTCAGATTTCTTGTTAGATCGCCCATCTCTGTAGTACACCTGTCCTGAATGTTCAAAACCAAGGTTCTGGACTACTTGCACGTATGCGTACGTGTTGATGCCCGTATTCGAACCTGTCCAGACTCTCTTACAGTCGTTTTCTTCAGCCCACTCAACAAACGCTTTCATCAGCGCTGAGCCTGCGTGTGTGCCGCGTTCATCTGGTAGGCAGTAAAGCGTTTCTTCATGAGCGTGTAGCTCTAAGCCAAAAAATACTGGGGCGTACATGCCCAGTATTGCGCCAACCATGCCTTGCTCGTTTTGAGCGACGAAGCAGCATTTATTTTCATCATGGATATGGGAATAGATGAAAGCTGCCGCTTCTTGCTTCACGAAAGGGATATCTCTAAAAACAGGGCTTTCGGCGTGCATCACCTCGCCAGCCGCTACTAAGTTCCAGAGATCGTCTTCCGTGGCTTTATATACCTCCATAAGCAACTACCCTTCGTTTTGGGGTGTTGTCGCCTTGGGCTTGGGATTTTGCACCCATAATGCCAGCAGCAAACGCTGCTTGATGCACACTAGCAATACTTGGGTTAAACCAAGGTGCGCTAGAGATCATAAGCAGATTCTTAATCGCCCCGTCGACAATAACTTGGTAGTACCTGTCTACAAAAACATCACTAATTGACGTTGCCGTCAGTGTTGGCTTTAACGCCACTTCCCCAATGAGTCCTGGGTTTGTGTATTCAATTTCTGGAATAGGATTGATCACGATCCCGTTTAACTCTTCTGTAGACCTCAGATAAAAACGAGGCGCACCGTTGCGAGTGCGCCATTCTGGATCTCGGTCGTTCATTAAGGTCACTGAAGATGCCTCTAGGTCTTTCCGCCCGATTGACAGCTTTATGACACGGTGTAATGAAGTATTTGAGGGAAGATCAAGCTCGATCTCGCTTACGCCCACTCTGACAGCAGAGTCATCTAGCGTGTAACGATAGCAATCGGCCTGTTCGCACAGTTCCCGAACTGCGGTCCTAACAGAACGAATAATCGTTGGGTTAGGGCAGTCCGGTGCTGCGCTAAGGACTTCTGGTACAAAGTCCGAAAAGTCTGCCATTACCGCATCGCTCGGGTCGTATCCCAACGACCAGATTGATCTACGTTAGGCGTTGCAATTTGCTCAACCTGTACGCGATTGCCGAGGCTATTGTTAAACGCGGTGTAATGGTTCGCTGCACGTTGTGCGTTACCAGCGTAGTCACTGTCCTTAGAGTAAGCGCGATAAAGTACGTAGTCCAAAATGACATTTGCATAAATGTCATTTAAGGCAATCGATGCGCCCGTGTTCACCAAATCCTGTGGTGCACCAGAGTACGATAGTTCAATCGAGTTAGGCGTAGCAGGCTTCGGTGGGTAGACGTAGTAAGTGTCTGGGTTGTCTTCGTCAAAGATGTAATGGATCGTAGTGTCTGAGGCGACATCTTCGTACCAGTTAGGATTTTCAGAATCCATAATGTTGCGGTCGATTCGACGGATGGCGGGGCCATCTGTGTTTCGGATTACCGCTAACAGTGTCAACCCACCTGAAGGAAGTGCTTGCTTCGACCCTTCCACAGTAGTCGCATCTGCAACGAGAGAATTTGAGTTTGGTTTTATCAGAACGATTTCACGCTGGGCATCGTTGATCCACCCGAGAAGCTCATCATCGAGCCAACGAGTACCGCCCGTAGTGGTGTCCTGAAGAATTCGACGGGCTTTTGAAATAATCTCCGACCCTAGGATTGTTCCTGACATGTTTTAGCTCTCCTTGAGCATCACCATTTGGTTTTCATAGCCCAATAGCGAGCGCTGAGCTTGGAAGGTTTGGCATCTTGTGCTCGGTGCCTTGCGTAAAATGACCTGCGGCGAGCTTTGTCTTTCTCGCTCTTTGGATTCTTTCCAGCGCCTTTAACGCCTTGTTGTCCGAATCTAATGAGCTTTGTCGTATCCCCAACCTTCGCCACAACAACGTGACTTTTCTTGGGGTGCGATGGAGTCCGCCTGGGAGAGTTATATTTTGTAACTCCAGCCCTTGCTAACTTTGGATCTCGCCTTATAGCCATTAACTTTGAGAGACCTCGCGCATTGCTGCTTCCCTCAATTCAGCAGTTGCTTCTGGGACTAATTTTTTCAATACAGACATACGAGGCGTACCATCAGAAGCAAGGTCAGAACGATCTCCAGTTTCATAAACTGTTCGTACCGCATCGACAACTTGCTTTTGTAAGGTATCAGGTTCATCTACAGGTTCCGCAACAGGCTCAGGAGCGGGGGGAGCATCAGCTGCTCTGGCACCCATACCTAATGCCGCGTTAATCAGATCCTCTTGAAGAAGTTCCTTGGGTTCACCAGCACGTAGCCAAGTCATACGACCTGACAATGTGGCTACTCGAATATCTTTATCGCTTACCAGTTTCATCAATTAACTCCTAGTTGGGGGTGAGGCCCTACCTGCGTAGATTGGTAGGGCCTCAACTACTCGCTAAAGCGATTTACTGAAGTACATCCAGACAGAAGACACCGAAGTCTTCATCTTGTCCGGTGTAGATGCTGTTGAACTGAGGCTTCAAGAAACCAAGCATTTTGCCGACAGAGATACCCATTTGGTTCTCATAGTCGAACAAATCTTCGTCATAGTACGGAGCACCAATGTCTGCCATACCCATAGCCTGAGCACCACACATCAATACGCGGCAACCGTTCTCGGTTCCACTCGCGCCCCACTTATTACCACCAGTAAGACCAGTAGTGTTGTAGACGTGACGGAATTCGTGAACTACCAGACCGTCAACCATGACGCTTGAAGTCCCTGCGAACAGTTCGTTCTTAGCACCACGAGGTCCAGCGTTACGTACGTTCTGGATGTAGTCTGAATCGAGCTTGAGGTCAGCCATGACTTGAGGAGTCACGAATACGTGATAGACCTCTTCGCCAGCGCCAGTACGAATGCCTCGTACATACTGATCCTTAGCAATAGCCTTCATTCGAACGAGGGCTTTGTAAGAAATAGGAGCGTGGCCGTCAGTAGCGGTGTCGCCTGCAATGATGTCAGTACCGTTCCACTTATAGTGACGATTGGAAGTAGGAGCAGCTACGTCAGCAGCAAACTCAAGGTCGCTTAGGTTCTTACCAGTAGCAAGAACAGATCGAGCACCGCCGTTGTTCTTAGAAGTGTAAGCAATGCCTGAAAGCGTCAAGAAAGCGATCTGGTCCATACGATCAGCCATCCAATAGGCCAATACGTCGCGTGAAGTTTCACGGAAGTTAACGATGGACTTCTGATCAGCAACTCGGCCAGCGATACGGTTAGCATTTCTCATCTGGTCGATGCGAATTACCTTGTCGGCGCTGGTGATAGCTTCTTCGCTATCTTCCAAGGTGTAATCGCCAACAACACCGTCTCCAGTGAGGTCTGCGATCAAAGTCAGTACGGCGCGAGCGCCTTTTTCAGATTTTTTAAGTTCGGTTACACGCTGAACCATGGAATTTGGGCCAGAACCAGCGAACTGGTTAATGAAACTGTTGTTTCGGGCCATATGCCAAAAGTCGAGGCTCCAAGCAGTTTTCTGTTCCGTGGTTAGCGCAGCAAAATTAGTAAGAGCCATTAGGCTTCCTCCAATAATTTAAATGTCTGCACGTGGCCGTAATAACGTTTCGGCCTTACCTGAACGTCAGCCTTACGGAGCTGAAACCGAAGAAAACCGCCTTATTAGCTGGGCGTCAGCGTGGCACTATCGTAGAACCCACGTAGGTACAACACATTATAGGTAAAACCTATAAAGTAAACAACTCTCAAACTGCCTACTATTCCTTAGCAGTTTTTTTAGAATTCTTGAATGCCTTAGCCGTAGGCGCACCTTTCGTGCCTGGCTTTCGCATCTTCTCATTAGATCCAGCTTTTATACGTTTTCGCTTAGCATGGATGTTTGCGTAAAGTCCTCTTGAAGCCATCTACATACCTCAATAGTTAGAATAGGTTGGGACCGGGGGCGAACCCCCAGTCCCTGCGCCGACCCCCTCGACGCAAAACAGCCTAGACAAAGTCGCCACGTAACCGGGCTAGAGTCGCCTGTGGGAGAGCGGCGAACTCATCTTCCGACAAAGCGTTAATATCCACGCTTGCGGGAGGTTTAGTGCCCTGTGACGATTTTGGTAGTGTGGGCGGCTGTTGATTGGCGGCTGCTATGTTTTTCTCCACAGCCTCGGGGTTTCTCGTTTGTGCAACAGGTTCTCGCGCTGCCGTTGCCGCTCCTTGCGCCTGTGGCATATCTTCTGGCCTGTTTACACGTACTACATAGTCAGCAGCCTGCCGCATGGCATCTGCTGGCTCGTATCCTCTTCCAATAAACCCATCCCTGATTGCCAACACCTCATCTACCAATCCTTGGTCGTAGGTCTCGCTTCCAGATCTGAAGAAGTCGTAGGTATTTTCAAGTTCTTCTGCAACCTCCTGCTCAGTCTGGGCACGATTAACTGTTCTAACTTGGTCCTGCACACGTAAATCAATATTCTGAGTGGCAGTTTGTACGCCAGCTTTTACCGCGTCTTGCAGCATTGTTGCAAATAACTGATTCGCAGAATCAAGATCGCCTTCAAGCACCTTATCGAACATTTGCTTGGGGGCATCGCCAGGATCGAACGAAAATTCAGTTACTTCTGCTGGTTGACCTGATTCTTGCTGCTGAATCCGCTTCTGAAGCTCTTCTACTTGGTTTTGCAAGGCCTTTTTTCGAGCAATTTCCTTATCCAGACGGCTTTTCGGGATCTGGATAGGATCTTTACGCTCTGATTGGGCTTCTTGCACCGCCTCTTCAGTAGTTTCATCAGTAGTTTCCTCAGATTCAGCGGTAGTTTCTTCAGGTTCGGGCGTTTCGGTGCCCGTTTCTGCTACTTCTGCCTCTGGCTCGGGTTTTGATTCGGCTGATTCGGTTGTCTCGACCTGTGTCGGAGCGGATTCCTCGACGAAATCGCCTCTATCCACTTCTTCAACTTGCGCATTAGCGCTTCCGTCGCTTCCTGCAAATAGAAAGTCAGCATAATTTTCCTCTTGGTCTATGGCTTCAGCGGTGTTTTCACTCATTTAGGGGGTTCCTTTGTTGAACATTTGACTGGTAAGCGAGTTTTTCCCGCTCCATTTGGCGATTTAGCTCGCCCTTAACCAATTCCGTGCGGCGTTTTTCTGCTTGTGACGCACGATCTTGGATAATTTTGCCTTTGGTAGAGAGGACTGACTGGTCATAACGGCTTCGAGCGCTAAGTGCGGCAAGATCACGGCGCAGTTGTAGCTGTTCCCGTGCCTTCTGAAGCTCAACTTCAAGTTCTTCACGTCGCATTTGCATCGCTGGGCTATCAATACCGCCCTGATCCATAGATGCTTCGGCAGCGAGCTTCATGCTTTCGGCTTCCATCTTCATAACTTCAGCTTCTGCCTTCGCAACTTCTGCAACCATCATGCGAGCCTGCATCTCCTGCTGGAATTGCATCTGCATCATCTGCTCTTCAGTCATCTCGCCACGGCCTGTCAGTGATCGAATCTCATCTGCAAGCTCGAACTTCTTAGCCAAATGGCTGTATTCGATAATGCGATCATCAGGAATTGCCACGCCAACCTGCCTAAGCGACAGTGCCTCTGCAAATTGCGAATCTTCGAAGCTGTCTTTAGCAGGCATAGTGGAAAGAGTGACTTCGTACTTACCAACGGTAATATCGTTAACAACTTCTCCAGTAGCAGTTAGGAGATTTATAGCCAGCTCTTCATCCTTCTGCTCGAAGTTCATACCTTCTGTCGTAATACTGAATACCCGAGGTTCGGTATAAAACTGCTGAATAAGCTCTAGCAATTTTCGAGCGACGAAGTAGCGTGACCTTTGTAGATTGTCGAATGGCACAGCGATCTGCACCTGTCCACGCATTGTCTTTTCTTGCAGCGCCACACCAGATACTTCAGCACCTTCCATACCGAGCATGGCTTCGTTGATGCCGCTGATCTCTTTGATGAACTGCGCGCTTTTTACAGCCGCTCGCTCGATGCCAGTCGGTGGACGGTTAGGCTCGATCTTCTGCAAACCGCCCATGCGCCCCGGATTCATTTCGATAACAAGACCTGTTTCCGCGCCTTGGTCTCGAAGGTCATCGGCGTTCATGCCGTTTAGTGCACCTGCTTCAACAATCCACCCGCTGTTAGCTGTAGTGTTTAGGATGTGCAGCTCTTGAGATGACAGTTTGTTCAACTGCTCTTGCGGAGAGATAAGGTTACTTACAAGACCAAACGGCTTGCCGCGCCTGAAGTATGCAAAGTATGGAATCTTGGTAAAGGTAGCGTAGGGCGACCAATCATCGTGTAACACAACGCGGTCTGCTGTCGTCGTCCAACGTATTTTCTTTTCTACTTTCTGAACAACACCAACGCCAGTTCGAGCAGCGAACTCCTCGATCTTCTCCATGTCCCAGGTGTTAGGTGCACGCTTGGTGTCACCTGTCTGCAAATCGACAAATGAATAGCAGGGTTCGTAACGTACATGCTGTCGCTCGATTACGCGCACTTGTCGTACAGTGCGTTCCTCGTCATCAGACTGTCGCCATGCAGTGTGCTCTTCGTTATCCCGAGCATCACCAAAAGTATCTTCTTTTTCGTACTCAACTGAGTCTTGGGATAGACGATTATTGTTAATGCCTATATTTACAATCGAATCAGCAGCGTCTTGTCCATAGATCTGCTCGATCTCATCGACACTCATCCATCGAGTCTCAAAGATTTCTTTCCAAGTTGTTGGGTCGTATTCTTTAGCGTCTGGATCGAGTATTACTTCACGCGGGTCATCAGACCTAATGACGATATCCCCAATTAGGTTGTCATCGAACTCAACACGGACATCAAAGAATCCACGTCCGTGCTGGATAATCCCGTCAGCGAATACTTCGCTCTCGATCCAATCATAGTGATTAGCGTCTCGGATAGCGGATACCAGCTTAGTCAACGTGGTTGCCGTATCCTCGGTCCCACCTGAACGGGGTTTATACTTAAACTCAACCCGCCGGGATGTTTGTTCACCGAGGACGGCATTCACTGTCGACAAGATCATATTAATCGTTAGTGCTGGCCGTTTCTGGGACTCAAGTGCTTGTTCGTCAGCTGGGTCCCATTGTTCACCTATGTAGAAATCGTTGCAGCGATCTGCCATGTACAAGTAGTCATTATGACCATTGTCACGCGCTCGCTCGTAACGAGTCCATTGCTCTTCGGCAACTTTTGCCTCGGTCTCTTTATCTAATTTTTTGCGCTTGCCTGTGCCTTCGCTGTGCATTTATATCCCCTGTTATGCGGTCATCCACGATCCGCCGCCGCGCCGTCTTTTGCCGACATACTGATCTAGTTTGTCTTTCCAAGAAGGTGCTTTGGCTGGCAGTCGCGGTTTACTCGGTGCCATGTCCTGAATCAAAAGGCCAACCCACGCAAGCGCGTCAACGATGTCGTCATGCGCGCCAGCAGGAAAGCGTAGAAGTTCGTTCTGCATAGCAAGAGACCAAGTGCACTGACTTGAATCTGGGAACAATACTTTCCCCGCTTGCATCATGCCCTGAATCGAACGTGCCCGTGCCTGCTTATCACGTCGGCCTGTTTTCATAGGTTCGATGTACAGACCCCAAGCCTTCCGCTCAGAAATCTGCTTTTGGAGAAACGGCCCGAGACTTAGTTCAATCTGACCGCGCTCAAGGCCAGTGATCTGGCTCTTGAACTGTTCCCACGTGTCTATAATTTTGTCTACTATTTGCATCCCGTCCCACTTGCCTCGCTGCATGTCGACTACCCAAAGGTTGTCTTGGCGATCAAGGGCTACGGTAATTCCGACTGTAAAATCGTTCTCTTCTTTAGTGCCGATTGCCAAGTCCCACGCTGTGTAATAAGTCAGCTCATCGGCACTCGGCAATTCATTAAGGTCATAGAACTCAAACCAATCCCGCTGGAAGTAAGCACCCTCGTCAGAGACTGGATTGCCCTGATACAAAGCATTCCAATCGCGCTCACCGACAGCACGCCTTATTCGCTTTAACGCATCAACGTCGTAGCGTTCAGGGTGTAGGGCTTCACCAACTAGACGAAACTCTTCGTCATCCTCGGCAATAGCTGAGTAGTTAACAATTTCAAACTCATCACCACCTTCATCCATTGCCGTAATGAGGCGACCCGCCAAGTCGTCATCGTGCCACCTCGTTTGTATGACAAGTACACCGCCTCCAGGGGCAAGGCGTGTATACGCCGTAGACGTGTACCAGTCCCACGTGTTGTTACGCGCAGTCTCGCTATCTGCGTCTTCTCTGTTTTTTACAGGGTCGTCGATCACTAAGATGTGAGCACCTTTACCTGTAATCGCACCGCCGACACCCGCTGCAACAAGTCCACCTCCAGCGGTTGTCATCCATTGCTCGACACTTTGCGAGTCAGGATCGAGCCTAGTTTTAAATATTTGCTGATAAGTTGGGTCACGCATGACCGAACGCACTTCACGTGAAAAGCTCATAGACAGTGCGCCTGAATAAGAACAGGACATAAACTCCCAAGTGGGGTATTGACCAAGCACCCAGGCTGGGTATCGCTTCGACGTGATCTGTGACTTACCGTGTCGTGGGGGCATCACGAGCATTAGGCGAGGGGATTGCCTAAGAGCAACCTGCTCAGTGAATTTTTCGAGACGGTTACACACATCAACGTGCACCCAGCCTGGGGCGTAGTCTGGCGTAAAACGACTAACAAAAGGGAGGAGTCGTCGTCTCGCCAATTCTCGCTTTGCGAGTTCTGCTTGGGCTGCATCCTGTGCTACAAAACTTTTAGATCTTTTAGCCTCCTGCTCAAGTATCTTTTTAGCGAACTTCTTCGGATCACTGATCACTTGATTCTTAGGGTTGAGTTCGCCGCTCGCTGCTATTTCCCGCAGCTTCTTTTTTGCTTCGTCAGAGATAAGGTCTTCTCGACACTTGGCGCAGGTCTTATCAACCAGCAAGGTCTCGAAGAAGCTATCACCGCACTCTTTGCACGGGAGCTTACCTATCTCATCCGTTATCTTCGGCAACTTCCTCTTCCTCTAATTCTTCCGCGTCAGCATCAACTTTCTCGAAGTCTGCCTCTTCTTCTTCCTCATATTCGTACTCAATCTTGTAAGAGTCGGGGTCAAGATCGATGGTCTCGCCAGCCAGTTCGATTAACTGCTCTTCCGTCGCTCTTTCTATCTGTGTGTAATTCGTAATCTTCTGGTTGACGTTAATGTCTATTTGTTTCTTGTTATCTAGATAAAGGTCATGGAGCTTTCCTAGCTCGCGGATTGCCGATATCTCTTCTGTTGCTGTAGCTGAATGCGAGTGGGCATCCAAAAGCATCGCGGTCAATCGTTCTCTGGTGATTGCCAAGTCACGAGTGTCGCGTTCCGCCAGTGCTGTTAATACACGTTGTCCTCGCGCTGAATTGATAAGTGTGTCGATGCGTTCACGTGCTGCACCTGTCTGGATTGCTATTGTTCGAGGGTGCATACCACGGTAGAAGAAAATCAGTATCTTCTGTTCTTGCGGCGTGATTGTTTTCAAATCTTCCGCGACAGAAAGTACGTGTATAAGATTCTTATCGCGTTCGCTAACCCGCTCGTTCAGCATTCACTTCCACCAAGGCTTGCGCCATCTCCACTAGTTCATCGTGTTCCCAGATGTTCCGGGCGTTGTTATAAAAAAGAGATACGATCTGCACGTTGTCTGGCACATACCCTTTTGAGTTATCTATCCTGTCGACTGACGGCTGCGCAGGATTCCTATTTCGGTCGAACTCGTAATACACACGTGTCATAGGGCAGCGCCAGTTCTGCCTTTCTAAAAGCTCCAATAGGAAGCTGGGCGAAAGGGCATATTCCAATCCCTTCGCTTTCGCACTGTTCTTGCAGTTGGAGCACAGTTTGTTTACCAACCAATTCGGGTAATAATTTTCCTTGTATTTAGTTTTGGCCATCCTTGTCCACCATCACGTCCAAACAACTTTGCGCAGCGTCGATTGCTGGAAGGAAGATGGGGTCGGCAAGCTCGTCGTTAGCTTTACGTAAGACGTAGATGGCGTGGGCAATTTCAACGGCGTGATCGAAAGCGGGGTATCGCGTTCTCCTGTTGTAATAGGAAGAGCGGTGGATACCGAGAATAGCTAGGTTTTCAAGAATCTGACCGTTCCTTGCTACCAAGGTCAGAAAGTTAGATCGCGTCGTATTCGTGAACTTCATATATAGGCGATACCTATAAATGTATTAGCGAATTTTAACAGCAGAAAACGTAAAAAAGAAATAGGAATTGATTACCAAAAAATACTCAAAAAAAATTTTTGAAAATTTTGGTGGATTTCCGGCTTATGTATTTTTCTACTAATTGGTACTTGTTCCATCCCGCTCCCCGTTTTTCTCAATTGAACCTTGTCATCTATGCCCTCAGTCGAACCTAGGAGGAATAACAATTTACGATCACAACGATCACTCAACAATCAACAATCGAGGATTAACAAATGAAAGAGCTACTAACTGAACTACACACGAAGTGGGAACTCGCCAAGCTAAAAAGGCAGGTACTAAAGGCATGGAGGAATTCCGACTTTGATACTGCAATGCGCCTACAAGCAAGGCTTAACGCCAAGTTAGATATGGAGCAAGGCATGATCTGCAACTGCGAACACTGTAATCATTGGAAGAGGATCTAACAAATGGATAAGTCACAATTCAAGAAAGCTTTTCAACAACAACGTAAAGAGGACATCAAAGCAATGGGTAATAAGATACTTAACAATTCACGACCGACAATTGACAAGTTTAAGTCGTTCGGTAACACCTTGTGGAACAACCGCTATGACATCGCACTCGGTGCAGTCGCCCTGGCAATGGGTGACATGATGTCGACTGTCGATGACATCGAACAACTGTCAGGTGTCACGCTTGCTGAGCTTGCTGACGATGGGGTAATTGACATGGTGCCAGGTACAAACTCTTAAGTATCAATTATCAATATGAGGTAAATGCCTGTTTCACGCCGTCCCCGATCCTCCGGGGGTAAATCGGCACTCCGGGGTAAACTCCGCCGTTATTGCGGTGGTTATTTATACAGTATCACCCCGTTATCCCACGCTACGCTTAGCTTTACAGGCACCACTGGATATTCACCCAGTGGTTTTTAAAAAAACCCACTTTTTTTCACCCAGAAAAAAACGTTTTTTTAAATTTCACTGAGCTTAAAAACTCTTAAAAGTGATTACCCCCGTAGGATTGCTTTTTTTAGCTTTTATTTATTAATTAAATCAATCACTTACAAACCCTCCGGGGTTATCTCCGGGGTAAACCACTGGATGTTTATCCACCTCATTTCTAACCCTGTTTGTAAATAAATCAACCACTTAGCGCTACGGGGGTGTCACCAATCGACACTCGTCAATCGGCACTTGCCCCGTAGTTTTTAACTAATTCAAAGGAACAATAAATGAATAGCCAATTTTCAAACCTCTCCAGCATTTCTGAAAAATCCTACAGAGACCAATCCTCCAATTTACCCCCGGAGGATGGATTTTTCGATTTTTTACTCTTTTCTTCTCAAGATGATAACGAAATTGAGACACACATAACTGCACAGTTCAACGAAGCATGGGAGATGTATCGATGAAATTCACAGCAATTGACCAGAACATGACGTGGCAACGCGAATACATGCACAAAGTGCAAGAAGGCCGTTTCAACTGGCTTGAGCATACCAAATTGTTACGTCTTGGAATGATCCGCATGGAATGCCGCATTGAATCTCTCGATGCGGCGATTGCCGAGTTACAAGCGTTACGTAACGAGCTTGACCCCAACTACGCCGCCACTTACGCGGCAGAACAAACCCCACCAACTGAGGAGTACACCGACTATGCGTCAACTAAATCTATCTTTTGAAAACGAGCCATATCTCGTTGACGACCCTATGGCTGATGTACAGCCGTGGTACCCGGTGTGGTGCCACTACATGAATTTGAGTAGCTACTACACACCACGCAACGTGTTTGGTAGCTATGCAACTTCCGAAACCCTCGCCGCTAGGCAAAGAGCACTCAAAGTTGCCATGCATTACTTACTCAAGGAATTTCCTGAGTTTGCACTGTATGTCGAGTGGTCTAAAGACGACCTTGAAGGCTATGGCGATCCGATTTGCGATGAGATCTTGGAGCTGTGTGACCAAGGGCTTTTCCCATACGGCAATGCCGTACCTTGTGGGGAGGATTACTACGATGTGGCGTAAGTTATTCGGCAAAGGGCAATCGCCAAAGGTCACAGAGCATTTTGATGTGACAGTCGGCACTAAACAATTCACCTGTGCTGATGTAGACGGGGTGATCAATAAGCTTGGTCAGCACCGAGGCATCGGTAGTGACAATCTTTCAATCGAGGCGGTACGCACAGAACGGGAGGACATTACTTCTTTGTACCTTGAGTACGCATTAGAAATAGGTCTGATAAAGGAGACAGGATGAACGACAACTTGTTTAGCACGTTAGGAAAAGTGACGTTAGGAGCACTTGAATTCGAGAAATGGCTATTGCAAACCAATACAGCAGATACAGCTGTTACTCATGCAATGTTTGAGCGATTTGTTCTCACCCACATTAACAATTTGGAGTTGGCTGATGATTAATAACACAGTCCTCGAACGACGTTATCGACAATCGATAATCAGCAATCCTCCCCCTAACTTGATGCACACACGTGACCCATCTCGAATCTACGAGGTGCTGGAAGCGCGTGCAGCAAGAGAAGCTGGGCCTAATGCTCCAGCACACCTGAAAAAACTGGCATTAGATGAGCAGTACGAGTTTTTTCTTAACCTCACAAAATAGGTATTGCCTATTAAATCCCAACCTAGTAACTTCAAAATTCAAGACAGGAAAATAACTATGCAAGCAGCAGACATCCAAACTCAGTTCGTTGACGCCTTCGAAATCTTAGGCGAAACCCAATACTTCGGCGGTCAAGTGCATCGTGCACTGGTTAACCAAGCGCTGTACCAACTGGTTGCCAACGCCAAAGTGAAGTTCTCCATCGAGGACAACATTGCCAAGTCACCCAGTGGCGAAGCATCACCAGAGCAGCAAGACCTGCTCAACACTGTAGAAGAGCGCATCATCCAAGCCAAAAAGCAGCTTAATGTGCATACATTACAAGCAGCGCCTGGTTACTACGGTATCAGTGCAGATTGGTTCGTCGACCGACAGACCGAAATGCCCGAGTCATTGACTCAGACCGAAGAGTTGGAGGTGCAGGCCGCATACAGAAATGCCCTTAAGCAATTCCCCAAGGACTATATGTTCAAACCCACCCTAGAGCAGTTCCGCGACCAAGCGCTTAAAGATAAGCAGTCGCAAGTAGCGCAGTACACACATCTTGCAGCCAGGCTAAAAGATTACTGTAACGAAGCGCTGGACAACGCTCGACAATCGGCATTCGACTACTTCGACGACTTTATGCCTTCTGATCAGCAGCTTGTTGCTGTTTGTAAGAAAGCACTTAAGACCGTTGAGCAGCAGACTGCCAAGATGGTTGTTAGCCGCAACCTAAACTGGCAAGCCGACATCGTGATCATGGGCGAGTTCGCTAAGCGAATGGATCGCATCGCATCCGATCTCGAAACGCAGATAGAGAATGCTGCGTTTGAGCCGTTCGGCATGACAGGTAATGAGACGCACTAAACAGCGTCTCTTTCCAGGGGCCGGGGGATGTCAGTCCCCCCTGGCCTCGCTTTTTTTACAACCAAAGGAATTACGGGTTATGGGTTATAGAAGCGATGTGTGGGTTGGGTTGCTTGTCCAAAATGAAGAAGACGCTATGGAGCTGCTCAAAGTATATAGCGCAATGCCAAAGGTTAAAGAAAACAAAATCCTAGAGCTTTGGCAAATCGAAGGCGACCCTACAACTGGACGTGTATTGTTTTTGTACGAAGCTGATTACGTCAAATGGTACGACAGCTATGAAGATGTGCAAGCTATTAAAGAAATCCGAGATGCCGCTATTAAAGCAGATATTGAATATGCGTACCGCGAAATTGAGTTCGGTGAAGACTTTGAAGATCTGAAAGACAGAATGGATGCGGATGATGAAACAGGGTGCTTAACAGACGAAATGTGGGATTTGTTTTCTCTCTCTCGATGTTGCGATGTAAACAACGGGCGCTATGAAGACAATCCAACACTCGACACCTACAAAATGTTCGCAGCGTAGGAGCACGGGTTAATGCCTGAAGAGCAAGCCATACAACTTCTAGAAATTTGTTTACGTGCGCTTCGCACTTACAACCATGCTGAAGTGCAGTGTAACCAAGATGGCACAGCAACAATTGTTATCAATGTTGGTGAAGTAACTGACGTGCCAGATGGATTCCTTTTTATGATGGAGGATGAAGTCAGCCACATCATAAAAAAGATGATGAACATTAAAGACGATGATCCCGACTTAATATAGGAGACGCTATGAGTAGCAGACTCGGGCAGATGTACATCACAACAGAAGAATTTGGTGAGATTGCGTATACATTCCGCTGCGATCCGCCGGAAAAAGCGTATTACTCGACAATTAAATTCAGACCCAGCGACATTCGAATCATCGACAAACTTAACCCTACTGACCGTGCAAAAGTCAGAAAAATGATATTGGAGGAAATAAACGCAGAGTTACTGTCACTAAAAAAATAGGTAACACCTATCAAGAAAGGAGGCCACATGGCTCAAACTGTTACACCATCACAGCTCAGCGCGCAGCTAGAAATTAACGTTCAACACGGAATACCCAGCATGGTATGGGGGCCACCCGGTGTTGGTAAATCAGAAATCGTTCAATCGGTTGCTAAGGAACTAGGTCGCAACCACATCGACCTTCGCATGAATCTGCTCGACCCGGTCGACATGCGCGGTATACCAAGTATTGAATCAGATGAATGCGGTTTGAAACGCACAGTCTGGTCCGTACCTGACTTTCTTCCTGTACCTGCGATACACGGCTCTTACGGTGTACTGATGCTCGAAGAATTAACAACCGCTCCACAATCGGTACAGGCCACGGGTTATCAGCTTGTTCGTGACAGGGCAGTTGGCAATTACAAGTTGCCAAATGGCTGGGCAATCATCGCATTAGGTAACAGCCTTAGTGATCAAGCTGCAACCTACGATATGCCAGCTCCACTCAAAAATCGTTTTGCACACTTCTGGCTCGAACCTGACCACGGCGATCTTATCAAGTACGCGCAAACACATGCCTGGAACGAAATGATCATCGCGTATTTACGGTTCAAACCCGAAAACATGTTCAAGTTCGATCCCGAAAACACAGCCTATGCAACCCCGCGCAGTTGGGAAATGGCAAGTGACCGACTAAAAATTGGCAATCTCAACCCTGAAACAATGTTCATTGTTCTTAGCGGCATTATCGGTGAGGCAGTCGCTGCCGACTTTGTAGGTTTCATGAAGCTAATAGATCAGCTGCCTGACATGACGCTTATTGAAACTATGCCAAGCAAAGCACCTGTGCCAAGTGACATCGGCAGTCGTTTCGCACTAATCGGTGCACTGGCACAAAACACCACACCAGTAAATTTCCAAGCATTTATCGACTACACACAGCGCATGGACGACAACTTGCACATTGCATATATGCGCGACGTGACGCTCGCCAATGAAATGCTTATGGCATCGCCCATATTTACCAAATGGTGTGCTGATCCCAAAAACCAAGCGTTATTCACAGAGTAGGAGGCCCTATGGCTCAAGTAAGAATGTCAGACAAACTGACAACTGAAATTGCTCAAGCTGTTATGAACCCTAGAAAACAACACGAGCACATCAAGCAAAGAGATCAAGTGATAACAAAAAGCCTGTTTGACTGGATCTTGACGCAAGAACCCGTTGCAAATCTGCACAAATGCCCAGTCGGCGAAAAGCTCGTGCAACTTTGCAAAGAAATGAGTGTAGACCAACGCGATTACCTTGAAGGAAACAGAGTTCGTGTCCACCTGCAAATAGTAGAAGACGAGACGTGTACATACGCTTATAGCGAATTCATGAGTCCTTATGTAGTCAAAAAAACTGGCGTAAGTAACTACTCACGTGATGTGCGACTCACACTCGCTGAGCTTCTGTCATGGGGCGTTGATCCTTGTAAACAATTCCCTGGTTTTGGCGATTTTGTAAGTGAAACCAAAAAGTACAAAGCCAATGAAAACCAAAGATTGCAGCTATGGGGCGCGATTAATCGGGAAATAAAACAAGTAACAACAGCTAATCAGCTCGTCAAACGTTACCCGCTAGTCAGGCAGTTCATGCCGCAGTGGGCACTCGAAGCGTTAGACCGCAAAGTCGAACGCAAGCCTCGTTCAGTAGAACCCGAAATCAACTCTGAACTCAACCAAGAAATGATGAAAGTCATCATAGGAGGTAACTAGTCTATGTCGTTACTCGACACTTCGTTATTGGTCAATCTGACTATCCACAAATGGGATGGTCGCAAATTTGACCGTGGAGAAACTGATGCGCTCAATGATCGTCATGGCATTGACATTAAAAAGCGTGCAGCCCGTGTTAACAAATACGTAATCGATCCCGATTACATCAAGCCCGTCACCAATCTTGTGCAGCGTATTCGTAACTGGCACGCAGACATGACTGTTGCATGGCTTGACGACGGTTCTCGTTTACTTCCAGCAACAAGCTACATGCAATACATGTCGGAACTTGGCAATCACAAATCTGACTTTGACGCAGCAGTAGATGATCTCATCAACAACTACGACAACATGATGCGTGACAGTCAAGTGTTCCTCAAAACTATGTTTGACCTCAATGCGATCCCGTCTCGGCAATCGTTACGGAACAAATTTAGTTTTACAGAGGTTATCTCGCCAGTTCCTAACACTGACTTTCGCTGTATAGCCATCAGCGATCAGTCAGAGCTAATCAGCAACTACCAAGATCAACTCAACAACCAGACTCACCGCATCAGGCAATACCAAATGCGAGACCTGCAAACAGAATGCGCAAACGTACTCTACAAAGTAGACCATTTTAAACGTGTTCACTTCACAGGTTTCCTTAACCTTATAAGTTTTGCCGAAAACACGGTTAAGAAAAACATTACTGACTGCCAGCGCGTTAAACGTTCTGCGCATTACGTAATGAATTCACTCGCTGTAGTGAATAAGGACAACTGCAAAAACGCAGGACCCATTCTCGAAGATTGCATCAAGTACATCCAACAAGAAATGGAGGAGAAAATTGAACCAATTAGCAGAAAAAGCAATGAACCGAACGCTGCGAACCCTGTATCTCACAGATCCCTTCGTGGCTTATTTGGCGTTACAGCTTAACCGTAAACAATCACACGACTACGAAACGGGCGCTTGTGACGGTACTAATTTGTTCTACAACCCCGATTTCTTCATGTCGTTGTCGGAAGGTAAACGCAAGTTCTTCGTAGCTCACGAGGCTATGCACTTTGGCTTACAGCATTCACAAGATATGCAAAAGCATAAAAGCAAAGATCCTATGTGGGCTAACGTTGCCATGGACCTTGCAATAAACAGTTTGCTAGTTCGACAAGGCGATCCGTATGTGTTCATTGAAGGAGGTATGCTCGATCACAAATATGATGATTGGCACTGGGTTGATATCTACAACGATTTTGATACATCTAAACCACCGCCTGGTGACAACAGTATGCAAGGTGATGTGCAATTACCTGCTGACGATAATCAGCTATCGGAAATCGAAGCTAAACAAATCCTGGCTCAAGCACGGACAGTTGCAAAGCTCGCAGGCAAACTAAGTGCCGCTCAAGATCGCTGGGTTGAAGAAATGCTTGCCCCACGTATTGACTGGCGTAGTGAACTTCTTAAGTACATGGTTTTAGCTCGTGGTGAAAATTATTCTTGGCAGCGTCCAAACAAACGATACATTGCTGGTGGACTCTACCTGCCTAGTTACCAACCCGAACCAAAAATGCCACCCATTGCATTTGTCGTGGACACATCAGGCTCTATCTCTAACAAAATGCTCAGCACTGCGTGGGCTTGTTTACGAGATATTGTTACAAAAATACGGCCTGAAACCGTCCATTTGATACCCTGCGACTATGAGGTTTATGAAAAACACCATCATCAATTCACTTTTTCAGACATCCCTAAAACACCGCCATCAATGCCCGGTGGGGGAGGGACTGCTTTTGAACCAGCATTTACCTATATAGGTAAATCAATCAAAAATTGCGCTTGCATTATTTATCTATCTGACCTTCACGGGCCATTAGATTTTGACTCTATAGCCACACCTACCATCTGGTTAAGCACGTCAAATCTTATCGCGCCATTCGGTAAAACAATCAAGGTAGTTGAAAATGAATCGCATTAATATAGCTAAAAATTATATAGATAAGTCCTTAACCTATATAGGCGCGCTGTTAGAAATTATAGGTAAATACACCATTTTGGGAATTTACAAAGCAGCTGTGTGGGTCGAAAAAACATTACGCCCTCATGTCTAATCTCATAACTCTCGACTTCGAAACATACTTTGATAAAGACTACAGTCTGCGCAAGCAAAATATGACTTACGAACGCTACATCCAAGACAAGCGTTTCAAAGTTCAAATGGTCGCTATCAAAGTGAACAATAACCCAACTGAAATTGTCACTAACAACATTAAGGAAGTGCTACAAAAAACAATCGGGCCAGAGGACATAGTAGTTGCACATAACTATTTGTTTGATGGCGCAATTCTTTCATTTCATTTTGGAATAAAACCAAATACAGCCTTTTGCACGCAAGCAATGGGCCGTGCAATATTTCCTTTCGGTAAAAACTCGCTTGATGGTTTAGCGCAACAATGTTTCCCTGACGGCACTCTCCGCAAAGGAGAAGGGTTAATGGACACCAAAGGAAAGGTTGACCTGACTCCCGAAGAAATCTCGACACTCGGCACTTACGCAAAGCAAGATGTCGATGTTACCTTCGAAATATTTAGATACTTGTACAGTTTCTTCCCTCCCAAAGAACTTGCTGTCATGAATCTAACGCTCCAGATGTATACGCATCGCGTAATGACTGTCGATCAACCCCTTGTCAAACAGTACTTATGTGACATAAAAACACGTGCGGATACATACATTCGGGAGTCAGGTCTTGAAAAGTCGGTACTAAGTTCTAGTAAAAAGTTCTCAGAATGGGTACTATCCCAAGGTCTCGAATTCGAACAAATACCGTCACCGACGCTCAAAAACCCCCACAACATGAAGTGGCCGTTGAGCAAGAACGACCTAGAATTCATTCAATTACAAGAGCGCTATCCAGAATACAAACACGTTTGGGACGCACGCCTCGCAGTTGCAAGTAGGCAAGAAGAAACCCGCGCTGAAACATTTCTGGTCAACTCAAGTAATCCGCAAAGTTTGATTGGAGTTCCGTTGAACTACGCTGGTGCCCACACCCTTCGCTGGTCTGGCACCAACAAAGTCAACCTACAAAACTTAGGACGGGGATCACCGCTCCGGAATGCGTTAAAAGCGCAGCCAGGATACAAACTTGTCATCGCTGACAGCAGCAACATTGAAGCACGACTGCTTGCATGGTTCGCTGAAGAAACAAGACTTCTGTATCTTTATTCCACTGGAGGCGATCCGTACTTAGATTTTGCTGGACAAATTTTTGGTCCAGGGTTGACTAAAGAACGGAACCCAACTGAACGTTTTATTGGCAAAACCTGCGTACTGGGCCTTGGCTACGGTATGGGTGCAGCCAAACTTCATAAAACATTCGCAACTGGAGCCTCGGGTAAAAGAGTTGATGTATCACTTAACGAAGCAAAACATTACGTCAACACCTTCCGTAGCTTGTACCCAAATATCCCTAGGTATTGGGGCAGATGTGAACTTTTCATCAAGCAAATGCTACTTCCAGACTCAGACATCCCAGAGCGTGGCTTGTCAGTCAAAACAGGTGGCTTGCTAATGCCTGATGGTATGTACATGCGCTACCCCTCGTTAAAAGCGTATCACGACCACAGAACAGACAGGGACGTTAGCCATTATCACAATGGCAAACACATCGTTAACATCTATGGTGGAAAACTCACTGAAAACATTGTTCAACGTGCAGCACGTTGCGTTCTTCGAGACATCATGCTTGATGTCCAAACCGAATGGTGCAAGAACAACGATGCAAGCATTGTTCTTCAAGTACATGACGAAATCGTTGTACACACACGCGAAGACCAGGCAGAGCAATGTAAAGAAGTTGTATCAAACATCATGTGCCGAACACCTGCATGGGCAGACGACACGCTTGTACTAGATACGGAGGCTGAAATCAGTGATTACTACACCAAACCGTGAGGTATCCATGGCACGTAAGGGGTCATTACATTTAGCCCGACCAGTTGGTTCAAGCGTCATTATCGGTAAAGGGCAGGAAAAAGTCGTCGTCATTGTCGACAGCATAAAAGAAACAGACAAAGGGCTAATCGCAAATCTCATAATGAAAGCAGATAAGAGCGTGACCATTCAGCGGGGCGAACGGTCTACTCGATAGGGAGGATATATGGAACTTACCTTTCTACGGTCAAGTATGCCGCTATCAAAGATTTTCAATGATGGGCGGGTACAAAGCTATCCAAAGGGAAGTGAGTTTACGAGCAACACAGCAACAATTGCTTCAACTCAGGATTTACTCAATGAACTACAAACGCACGCAAGGTATGGATGTGCAATACACACAGGACGGCTAACCAGGCCTCTTGTAAACGAATCGAGAAAAGGCGCGCACGACAGGCAGGGCCATACCAAGTTTTTAATCCTCGATATCGACGGGTTAGAGCTGCCTTACCAAATCGGCACTCAATGCTCGGCAATCGACGTAGAAAAAGCAGCAACTCGCATTGCAACTTATCTTCCTGAATGCTTACAAAACACATCGTTCGTAGCTCATGCCAGTTCGAGTTTTGGCTTGCACAAGTCGACAGTGTCGCTACACATGATGTACATGCTCGATAAAGCGCTGCCACCAAAGATCATAAAAGCTTGCCTCGAAGGGCTAAACGCAACTGTCCCTTACTTAAAGGAACGGTTAGCACTTAGCTCAAGCGGGTTTTCACTCAAATATCCGCTTGACATAGTGGTTAATGACAATGGTCGTTTGATCTATGTTGCACCGCCTAGATTTATAGGTAATCCCTCTAACCCATTTGGTAACGACGATGATCGCTTTTGCTTAGTGCAGAATAAAAACGACATTTTAAATACTGACGATTTTATCTACGCATCAAAAGCTAACGTCGCACAAAGAGAACTAGCTGCTGTACTTAAAACGCTGCGCAAAGAAGCTGGGTTACAAGCAAAACAGTGGAAAGAAAAAACAACAACTAGTTACGAAGGCGAGGTTACATACATCGCTAACCCTGACCGCGTCACCATCGTAATGAATGAAGAACGTGGCGACTTTGTAGGCTATAACGTACTTGGCCCCGGACGATCAGGCGACAGTGGCGCTTACTGGTGCCCACGTAACGATCCTAAAATCATGTTCAACTTCAAAGGAGAAACGCCGTTTGACTTTGAAAAAGCTGATCCTTCTGCTTACGCAGAACATGTTCATAAATTTTGTAGCGTTGACACCTATCAATCAGATTCTGGTGAAGCTCCTCTTGTCTATCAAGATATTGAGACTGGTCATTGGTGCTATACGCTTATAAATGATGTGGAAGATACGATTGCACTAGCTCCGGTTGACTGCCGGAACAATGTAGGACCAATCAAAAATTTTCTAGCAAACTATGGTTTGCAAATGCCTGAAGTACTCCCGCTATGGGAAATGACATTCGACCCAAGACCAACTTCTCGCGCTATCGATAGAGATAAAAAGTTACTTAATACTTTTAACGAACCAAAAATGCTGCGGAACATGGTTGATTTGCCCAACAAATACATCAACGCAACATTCGGACAAGGCGCTTACCTAAAAGAAATTTGCCCAACACTACACAACATCATTGCTTGTGCTTGCGGGCAAGATCTTAAAAACAAAAACACAGAAGGGCGGAATGAGTTTGAACATGTAATCAACTGGCTTGCGTGCATTGTTCAAAACAGAACAAAAACCAGGGTTGCTATGGTGTTTCAAGGCATACAGGGCACAGGTAAAGGCCAGCTTTTCAAACACATTCTGCAACCTATCTTTGGTAAGTATGCTAAACAAGTTCGCATTAATGATATGCGCGACAGGTTCAATGCTTTTCTTGATGAAAACATTATCTTAAACATTGATGAATTCAGTCTAAGTAGATCAAAAGACAAAACAGTCTTAGAAAATTTAAAAGGCATCATCACCGAAGAAACACAACCCGTGCGCCGGATGCAACGTGTTGTTGAAGCAATGCCTAACTACACTAACGTACTGATCTTTACTAACCAACGAGGTGCTATCCCGCTCGAAGAATCCAACAGACGTTTTCGTATTTGCCCATATCAAACTCGGCCAATGAAAGAACAAATGCCAGAGTTCGTATTCAAATCACAAGAAGAACAGACTCAACTTTGTAATACAGAATTACCGCGCCTGGTTACGTTCTTGTCTAAATTCATCGTCGACACTCGTGAATTGATAAACATCAATTTAACCGACGCAAACTTACAATCGTTCCTGGCAGCACAAAGTGTTGAAGAGGAATTCTTCTACAACATAAGAGTAGGCAATCTTGATTTCTTCCTCGATGTGCTACTTGAAGACGACTACAAAAATGAATACGTATCGAGCGCTAAGACAGCCATTATAGATTGGATTAGGGCAGTAGATGGAGATCAACCATCACTCGTTTTAAATTCGCACACAATGGCGCTGTATAACACCATGGTTGGGTTCATTGATAAAGCAGGTGTGTTTGGCAAAAAGATGCGTAACGCTGGTATTGAAACCAAAGACATCAGACGCAAAAACGTGCACGGAACGGGTTACGAAATACGCATGACCACTAAGCTAACTGAAATTGAACGACGAGAATTACTCAATGCAGAAGCAGAACGGCTCAGAAAGAAAACAGGTATATCGTACAATATTTCGTCACAAACACACAAAAACGTTGATTAAAAAATAGGTATCACCTATTATAATATTATGAGCTTCGAATTTGACCCCCATCGAACGCAAGACCAATTAGACACGCTTCTAAAAGAGACAGCGCCAAAAGGTCTAGTACCTGCATGGTCGTACTCGTCACTCAAAAATTATGAAAGCTGTCCTCATCGGATCTTCCTATCTAAAGTAGAAAAACTACCTGAAGAGGCAGGTCCAGCAGCAGAGCGGGGTACACAAATCCACACGCTCGCTGAAGAATACGTTCAAGGCCATCTAGAAAAGATGCCTACCGAGCTTAAAAAATTCCAAGACGAATTTACCAAACTCAAAGCAGCGTTTTTAGACGGACAAGTGATCCTCGAACAAGACTGGGGCTTCACCAACGCGTGGAATGCAACAGGTTGGGCAGCTCCAGATACTTGGCTTCGCATGAAACTCGATGCGTTCCATCATCACGATCAGTACAGCGCAACAGTCATTGATTACAAGACAGGTAAAAAGTTCGGCAATGAGATTGCACATTTACAGCAAGCTCAGCTCTATGCCATTGGTGCATTCGAACGTTTTAGCGATCTTGAATACATTAAATGTGAGTTCTGGTATCTCGATAAAGGCGAAACGCTAGAAAAAGAGTACACAAGAAGTAGCGCTGAACAATTCAAAAGATCCTGGGATAAACGTGCTTTACAGCTAACTAGTGATACTGAGTTCATCCCAAATCCAAGTAAAAACAACTGCCGCTGGTGCCCGCATCAAAAGTCTGAAAGTTGTAAGTGGGCTATCACTTGATCGCAGTATCCATGGACATAGAAACACTCAGCACTAGAGCCAATGCGGTCGTATTGTCCATGGGTATTTGCATTTTTGATTTAGAAAAAACTCAAACATTCAATGACATTGTAGAAGGAGGTATAGAAATATTTTTTGATCGTGACTGCCAGATAGAAGTTAGGCGCCATGTAGACGTTTCAACACAGCAATGGTGGGCACGACAAGGTAGCGAAGCACAACGCGTACTCGACGTTAAAAAAGAAGACTGCATACACCCCAGAGAATTTTACTCAGTGTTTACCAGCTTCTGCGAAAACAATGATGTACAAGTTGCTTTTTTACAAAATCAAGCAAGGTGGTTTGCTCGTGGACCAACCTTCGACATGTCCATTATGGATGACATGTTCCGTGACTTTAACGTCACAAGCCCCTGGAAGTACTGGCTTGTACGTGACATCCGAACATGGCTCGAAGCGTTAGGGCTGTCTACTAACTTACAGTTAAAGAGACCAGACAATATGGTGCATCACAACGCATTACACGACGCTGCATACGATGTATGGGCGCTCCAGCAAATGTTGCATGTACCCCACGATGAACTACCAATACAGGAGAAATACCGATGAGTTTTATGATCGCAGGTTTTATGGTTGTCGGCGCTATAGCATTCCTAGTCGCCAAGTTTGGTTCTAATTTCATTCGCAAAATGCTCGGCATGGACATAGTCGTTGACGTTGTTGTCACTGTACTACTCTGCTGGATGTTCGCCATCACAGGCACCATCAGCGGTATGCTAACTGGCATATTTTGCGGTTTAATCATCAGCGCGCTGTTATTCTTCGGTAAAAAGCTGTTCACACATCAAAAATTCATGAAAGTAGGCGGCAAGTACCGCTGGGTTAACGTTCCTGGCGAGTGGCGTTAATGAAAGCCTATACCCACCAACAAGCAATGGCTGACTTTGCTGCGGCAAATGAGCTAGTGCTCAATACCTCTGACCCCGGTACTGGTAAAACACGGGGTACGCTCATGGGGTTCGAGGAACGGCATAAACAACTTCAAGCTAAACGACTACTTGTTGTAGCGCCACTTTCTATCTTAAGGCCAAGCTGGGGCGATGACATTGAACGCTTTACAGCTTTTAGATATGCAATTGCAATGCAGCCTGCTAAAAAAAGGTTACAAGCATTTGAAAGCGCCGCCGAGATTGTCTTGATAAATCATGATGGCGTTAACTGGCTGTCAAAACATTTAGATTTGCTAGACGGTTTTACTGATCTAGTAATTGACGAATTTACTGCGTTCAAAAACCGTACAACGCAACGCAGTAAAGCTATGCTGAAAGTGTCTAAACATTTCCAGCATAAGACGCTGCTATCTGGTACGCCTATTCCAAATACCGTACTAGATTTGTGGCATCCGATGCTCATACTTGACGAAGGCCAACGGCTTGGGCGCAAGTTCTTTGAGTATCGGTCTCAAGTTTGCGTCCCTGAGTCTATCGGATACCAAGATCACGTACGGTGGGTCGATAAGCCGCACGCTCCCGCTGCTGTCGCTGACGCAGTAAGTGACTTATCAATCCGATTTGCATTCGAAGACTGTGTCGACATCCCCTCCACAAGAATCTCACACTTGTTGGTCGACATGCCTAAACAGGTCATGGACGCATATCTTGAGATGGAATCCGACTCGACACTCCGCAATCAAAAAGGAGAAATCAGCTTATCTGCTGTACACGCCGGAGCACGAGTCAAAAAAATGTTGCAGATACTGTCAGGCAGTGTCTACGACGAAAGTGGCAAGCCTGTACACGTACATAACGACCGCTACGAACTTGTAATGCAACTCGTTAAAGAACGTGCACACACGCTTGTCGCATTTAACTGGCAGCACGAACGATTAGCTCTTTGTGAACTCGCTGACACGTACGGAATTACGTACGCTTACATCGACGGTACAGTTTCTCCTAATGATCGAGCAAAGATTGTCGAATCATTCCAGAAACGCGAGCTACAAGTTCTATTCTGCCACCCCCAAGCCACTAGCCATGGCTTAACGCTAACTAAAGCAAACACAACAATCTGGTGTACCCCGACGTACTCAAGCGAGCAATTCTTGCAATTTAATCGTCGGATATACCGTATTGGTCAAACGCAGCGAACAGAAGTTATCTGTATAGCTGCCAGAGACACTAAGGAGATAGACGTATACGCCAAACTACAGGACAAAATATCTCGCTCCGAAGATTTGCTGGATGTTTTAGTAGCCTAAATATAGGTAACACCTATGGAGTACCACAATGAGTGAAGCAGTAATGCAGTTAGAACCACAAGAAAAGTCAATGGATGATTTGCTTGCAGAATTGACCGTCGTTCGTACGTCAATTGATGAGCAAAACAAAACATTGAAAAACCTTAACGGTCAAAAAATGGCAATCGAAGCCAAACTCAAGGATGCAATGCGCGAGCACGGTATCCAAAACATGGGTAACGCAAGTTGCCAAGTCAGTGTGAAAGAAGAAACGTACTACCGCCCGAACCCAGAAGAGTGGGAAGACTTCCTCAAATGGATTTACGCAGAGGAACATCTCCACGTCCTTAAACGGGATTTCAACAACGCGGCAGTCAGAGAACTTGTTTCACACTTAAGTGAAGAGGGCAGTGACGTGCCACACATCATCGCTAACACGGTAGAGAAGCTCTCTTACCGCAAAGCGCGCAATTAACTCAATAAGGATTTTTAAGTATGTCAGATATCAATCTTCCCGGTTTTATCAAGCACGAAGAAGGTGCCGTTCCTGCTCACTTGCAGCAGTCAGGCAAAGGTAACGATAACGTCACAGCAAATGACGTGGTTGTTCCAAAACTCAACCTTATCCAAGCTCTTTCGCCTCAAGTTAACTCTATTGGCGCAAAGCCTGGACAAATGCACTTAACATTAGACGACTCGTTAATGGACACAGTGTATGTTGTTAACGTCATGTACGACCGTACATTCAACGTGTTTAAAAAGCGTCAATTAGGTGGTGGCTTCTTCGGTATTTTTGACACTCGTCAAGATGCTGAAAAAGCTGTTTACGAAGCTAATCCTAGCCATGCAGAAGACTACGACATCCAAGAAACTGGTACACACAGCGTTCTAGTTCTTGATGATAACGGTGCCGTTAAGACACCTGCTCGTATCTACATGTCTGGATCAAAGCTTGCTGTTAGTAACGCTTGGAACTCATCCATCATTACTCGTAACGAAGGTCGAGATCGCTTCTCTTCAGTATGGCAACTCGGCACTACGCTCATGAAACAAAACAATCGTGAGTGGTTTAACTTCACTGTCGAGTTTGCAGGTTGGTGCAACGAAGCGTTGTACTACGAAGCTAATCAGCTCTACACCAGCATTAACGCTACAAAAAACTCACTTGATACGGAAGCAGCTTGAGTGGGTGGCGTAAATTTCTTTGGTTCTTACTTATAGCAATTCTTCAGACTTTGGAAAAAGAAAAACAAGAACCTAAAGACTAAGTTTCACTAGGAGGTCGTTTGGCCCCTACGACTCTTGAAGAAAGGGGCCACCCTAGCTATGGAACTAAACGTGACTTTTACAAAAGAAGAAGCCAGAGCACTGCTCGCTGCAACGCGGACCATGCTCTACAACTTAGACCAACGAAAAAACCCAGAAGCCTTTGACTCGTTACAAAGCAGCTTTGAAAAAATCCTACTAGAATTTGAAAAACATACGCAGGTGGTGCATTGAACGACAAAATCCTATCCCCCAGCCACTATCACCGTGATGGAATTGAATGTATTGACGCAATGAAACAAGTCTTTGGTGAAGACGCCATGAAACTATGGGGTCGAATGCAATGCTTCAAATATATGTGGAGACACCGTTACAAAGAAGACGAGGAATCCGACATGAAAAAGCATTTGTTCTACTCCCTCGTCGCGGCAGGTTACGACGCAAGAGAAGCTATCCCTTCGTTGGAAAAAATTTACGACAAATGAAGCGCTTCATCGCTCAAGCTGTCATGACTGCACTTTGGTTTTGTTATTTTCCAATTGCAATCTTGGCACTTGTGTTCCTAGTTACCACTAAAGAACTGGGATACCTGATGGAAAAGCTTTGGAACAAATTCGAGAACTGGATGAATGAGTGACCTTGATTATCTTTTCGACGATCTACGGTACTACACCGAAAACCTTCACAAAAAACGCAAGTTAGCCCACTTCTATGACCAACATTACCTTCGCCGCCTCCGTAAACAACTCCTCGAAATCAATCGAGACTTTGAAATCCGATATAAAGAAGCAGTTAGTCGAGGAGTATGGTATGACGATGACAGTTGAGCAGTTGTGTGACGTTTTAAAAATAAAACGAGGCACGCTGTATCATCAAATTGCTCAAGGAAGATTAGAAATTGCTCATAAAAAAATAGGCAAATCCTATATTTTCCTATCTCTTGATGTTGCAGAGTACTTAGTACCCTGACTTCTTCATTTTTCGCTTGCCCTTTGGTGCTTTTTTAGGGGCAGCGTTAATCTTGCAATTTTTCTTACCTTTTGTACTTTTGCTGTGCACGGGTTAACCCTCATGTTTGTGTGATGCGCCGTAATAAAAACTTATAATTGAAGAAACAATGCCGCCAAGATAGCCCAAAACAAGATTGACAATGCCATCATCATTAGCAGCAGGATCTTGAATTGTGACCATGGCGATGTAGGCTCCAAAGAAAAAAACGCACGCAATAGCAATAACACGTGGTGTCCAATCTCCACGCATACTCTCTCTAGCGTGTTGAATATCTTTTGTTTCCAGTGCGAAAACATCGACTTCAAGCTCCTTCATTCGAGTTTCAAACTCAATTTCCGCTTTTTTGATTTCAGTAAGTTGCTCAGGAGTAGCCTGAGCCAACGCTTTTTCTATATTTTTCTCATCAGGAGGGCATCCCAACACGCCAGCGATTACTTGAGCTGCTGTGCCGCCCAATGGCCCACCCAACGCTTGCCCAATCGTAGGTGCTACAGCGCCAATAATGTTTTTAATTGCTGCAAACTTCATTTAGTTCCCTTTGCCGTTGTTGTGTAAGTCAAAAAGAGCTTTCACCTTCTCTTCAAGCACTTCAACTCGTGTCATCAACTTGCTAATCGACATCACCAAAACAATAAACCCTACAAATAGAGGCCAGATGTCTGATACAAGCCCTACATAATCCACTATAGGTCCTCCCTATATTTTACACCTATTGTTGTAGCTTTTAAATTCGTGTAACGCTTCAGTTGCTTCCAGTCAGAATGCCCAGAAATGTGTGCAACCTCTTGAACTGCCATCCCCACTTCAAAAAAACGACTTATCGCCTCATGACGTGAATCATGGAACACCAGATCTTTTATACCGAGGCGGCGAGTTAGCTTTGCAAAGCTATCGCTGACCGAAGACGCCAGTTTAGGGTGTGTGAACACACATAAATCACCAGGTAAACGGTGTGTATACCACTCTTGCAGCAAGTTCTCTGCCGAAGGGAACATAGGAATAGTGCGATGGTTGCCAATCTTGCGTTTGTTATGCTTCGCATCCCTCACAGTGATTGTTTTCGCATCAAAATCAACATCCCCCCATTCCAACTTATGCAGTTCCCCTTGGCGCATTGCTGTTTCAAGTGCCAATTTAAAGTAGTCAATGACCCACTCGTCACTCGACAATAGTAAATCCAGCTCGTCACTCGTCACTCGACGATCACGCTGCTGCGATCCGCCTGTTAAGCCGTAGCTGTCTAGAAGGGGGAGGACTTGCCTTACGGGGTTGTCAAATTTCAATGAAGATAAGGCTGCTACGTCGTCCAGAGCGCGAGCAAAGATGTACATCTGCTTTGATAACGTACTTTGAGACACCTCTCCGCGCCGCTCTCGGGCAAATTTTAGCAGCTTGTCGACAGTCAAATTACGAACTGTGTCCCTACCAAATTTCCTGCGGCAAATGTCGAGTGCCGAGAGTTTTGATCGAGCAAATGGTTTGATCGGGTGAAAATGATCGATGTAGGTGGTTATAAAGTCATCAATCGTGCGGTAGTTTAGTGTAACGGCATCCATGTAGCTGCCGCTGTCCATAGCCGCTTCAATTTTGCGTGCCCAAGCCTTCGCTTCGGTCTTAGTATCGAAGGTTTCAGCGACACGAGCGTAGCCATGACGCCTGACGATAGCCTGACAACGCCCACTTTGCTCCCGAAAAGTAGCCATACGAATCTCCTGTCTTGAAGACTCGAATGTACTTATAATGTACTTAAGGCGCAACAGGCTATAAAAATAGTCTGTAAATCAATAACTTAAAAACTGGCGGAGAGAGAGGGATTCCTACCGTCAAATTCGTAAATTGTTGTATTTATAGCGATTTATC